AGTTCGGCTCGTCGGTCTTGGGGATGAAGCTAGGGAATGCGCCCACGGCATCGCCGCTCATGCTGGAGGGGATGGGTTTTTCGTACTTGGTGACGCCCAGGACTTCGGTCAGGTCGGTGCCGGGCGGCATGTCGGGCGCGCCAGGAATGATGACGCATTCGCTTGGTACGCCCTTGAAGCGGGCCATGCGCACGCGCCAATGGTGCTTTTCCATGAAGGCCCAGCTCGGATCGGGCGGCAGGATGGCATCCTGCAGGAACGCGGTCACTGTGTCGCCCACAGCAATATCCTTGCCGACAACACCCGTCCACTTGCCGGATGCGCCGCACACAACGATGGCCTGCTGGATGCGGTCTGCGCCCTCGATGGGCGCGGTTTCGATGATCTTGCCGATGACGGCGAGGGGTTTGCTCATGTTGGGGCTCCAGAAGTAAGCAGCCCTGCGCGGTGGCAGGGCAGGGTAGACGTGAAAAAGCCCTCGTCTGAGGGCTCTGGGTAGGGTTCGCACCGGTCTCTACGGGTGCGGCTACGTCGGGATGCTGTGCTCATAGTTCGCGGTTCCGCACGTTGATGGCCGGCTCTACCTTGGCCTTCGCTGTTTTGATCCGCCCCTTCAAACGTGCTTCTTCCTTCTTCAAGGCTTCTACTCGGTCAATGAGATCGCCCAGGTTGGCTCTCACCTGCCGGTGCTGCTCCCAAGCTTCCTGCAGCCGGTGCACCTCGTTCTGCAGGAAGTTGAACGGATCAAACACCTTCTCGCAGGCCGCACAGCGTACGGTGCGGCTGTGCTCATCGAGAGTGATCTTCTCGTGAGCGCAGAACCCGAAGGGCCTGCGTGTAACGGACAGCGTTTGCTCGGGAACCTCCGCGCCTGGGAACTGGCGGATGTTTGATTCTTCAGCCATGGCTGCTCCTTGCTCGGATGGCGGCAGCACAGTCAGAAGCACCCGTCTGTGCATCAGACTTCAGTTCGGGGCACCTCATGCCCTCGGTGCGCTGGTACTCGTCCTCGATGTCTTCGCACACCTTCGTGCAAGCCTCGCGCTCGCGTTCTGCTACCAGGGCAGCGAACGCCGAAAGCCATGATGGTGGTTTGAACGGCTCGTACTCGAAACCGTCTTCTGTCTCGATAGGCACGCCGTACAGCGGTTCGCGGCCATTCGGCCCGTATCGATAGCCATTGATTTCTGCACCGGATACTTCCAGCGCCATGGTGAGGATTTCATCTTGGGTCATGGTGCATCCCCCAGGGCTTCAAGCGCCGCATCCCGAGCCCGCACGTACCGTGCTTGGATGGGAATGTCGTTCGGGCTCTGGTGGTGCGCTGTTGTCGCCCTCAGGTAATCTCGCAGCAGGCCGCGCAGTCTGATGATCTCGGCTTGCAGCTTGGCGGTTTTCTTCTGTTCGTCTTGCAGCGCATCGCCCAGCTTCCATGCAACATTGACTACAGCCGGTGGCGTGGGCTGGGCGCGGCGGGCGGCTTGCCACAGTTCCCACGCCCGCTGCACGGTCGTCGTGCGGTAGTACCCTCCCAGGACTTCACGCTGGCGGGCTAACCTCACGCAAGGGTTCAGTGATCGCATGTGCGCTTCAAACTGCTCGCGCTCGCTCGGCGCTGCGCTTGTGGTGTCAGTCACTTTGGGGCTCCTTCCGTGAATAGATCGCCCACGGCCTTGCGTGCATGTCGCGTCGCTCTGGCCGTGGCGGCGTGGTGCTCGCGGTCATGCTTCAGGTGGCAGCGCTGGCACAGCGCGCGCAGGTTGGCGTCGGAGCAGTTCTCCGGCTGGTGGTCAAGGTGGGCAATGGTCAGCACCACGTTGATCCACTTGCCGTTGCATTCGTAGTTCGACATGTGCGTCTGGCCGAGGTGCTCGCCTGTGTTGGCGCACCACACGTTCGCGCCAGCGTCCATGTAGGTTTCCCCATCGCTGCCGGTGCCACGTGTGATGCGGGCCTTGTTCGGGACGTGGCACCACTCGCAGCAGTTGCCAGCGCGCGCCAGGATGCGCGCCCTGATCTGCTTCCAGTTGCTCGGGTAGCGCGCCTTGTTCTCTGGCCTGATGGGCATCACTCGCCTCCTTCCTTGGCCTGGGCGCGGGCGGCGGCTCGATCCAGACGCTCGATTTCGGCCAGAACCAGAGCGCCGGCCTTTTCCAACATGCGGCGGCGCGAAGCGGGCTTCCACCAACTCCGCCCCCACGGCCACCACGGAGTCGGGCCGCACTCCAATTCTGCGTCTTCGGCCGCGAGAGACTGCGCAGCGTATGCGGCGGCGGCCCGTGCAAGGCTTCCGTCGTTGTGTGCGTCGTCGTGCTCCGGCGTCCAGCCCTCGGCGCTGATCTGGCGCTGACGCTCGGCCAGCACGTCGCGTGCTGCTTGCGGAAGCTCGTACAGTGCGATGGCACCCTCGTCGGTTTCTGCGCAATCCGTCCAGCCGTCCGGCCCGGCGCGGAAGTAGCCAAATGGCTCCTGCTCCTGCGCTTGCGCAGGGACAAAGCCCCACAGCGTTGCAAGTCGCTTTTGCGTGGACTTGCATTTGAGGTTCAGGGGCTCCTGCGCTTGCACTGGTGGCTGGGGTGCTGCTGTCAGCAGCCACTCGACATGTCGGTCAATCCGGCCCGCCACCCTGTTGAGCAAAGGTGTGTAGTCGCTGCTGTGGCCGCAGTCGGAAAGCACCATCACAGCCAGTTGCTTGGACGAGTAGCCGGCCTCATAGTCCCGCGCCCAAGCCTCGCGGCCCAGGTCGTAGTAGGCGCGCAGTTCAGAAGCTCGCACCATCATGAGTGCATCCTGGCTATAGGACGGGATTTCTTTTCCTGGCAGCGGCGGATAGTCCCGCTCTGCCGGGGTGGTGTTCGGGCTTTGTGGCAGCCGGTTCTCCACCACAGCACGCTCGCCCTCGGTCAACTCAGCACTCCAACCGCTGAAAGTGAACGCGGCTTCTTCGCCGGTCAGCTCGCGGTAGGCGTGTTCCACTGCGGCACGCATCGGCGCGTCAGCTCCGGCGGGCAAAGCGGCTTTGGTTTCGCCGATCTTGCAGGCCCAGATTCCAGTGGGGCCTGCGATGGTCTTGGGTTCATTGATCATTGGAGGGCTCCTTGTCGTTCAGCCAGGCCCGCGCAGCATCAAGCTGTGCTTGCCAAGCGGCAGTGGATTGCCAGGAACTGATGAATGCGTTGTCCAGGGCATCAACCAGTGCGCGCAGTAGCTCTACGGCGTCATGAGGCATTGGCAGACTCCTTCAGCTTGAGAGCTTCCCGGCCTGGGGAGTCAATGCAGTAAAGCTGGAGAAATTCATCGACCACAGTTGCATCTCCGGCATACCAGCGCCGCCCAAGCTCGGTAAGGTGTTCTTGCAGTTGGCGCAGCAGCTCTGCAAGGCCAGGCTCCCTACCACCGTGTTTCAAGGCATTGCATGCTTGGAGAAACAGCCCGGAGGAATCGACCTTCATGCTCCGATAGTCGGATGCAAGTCGCGCAGGTGTTGCCGCATCGCGCATTGCGGAGATAACCCATGGAAGCGCACCTTCCCATGGATGCGGTCGGCCGTTGTGGCGTTCAAAAGCCGCGCGAGCTATCTCGTCCAGTTGGTCATCGGTCATGGTTCACTCCTTGGGTACTAGGGGAATGGGCATCCAAAGCGTGGGCGAGATGTCGCTGATCCACGGCCATGACCATCTGCCCGTCTTCGCGTCCCAGCGCCCTTCGCGCACCATCACATAGGCATCTGTGATGGACGCCAATAGGATGATTTCTCCGTCTTTCGGCGCCGTCTCTATCGGCTGCCATCCTGTCGGCTCTGCCGCTACCGCTCCAGGGGAGGCGAGGGCGGTGCACGCCATCAGCGCTTTGCACACAGGGCAGTCTGGAGCGCGCGAATCAGCGCTGCTGAGGCCACCAGGGCAGTGGTCGTCGTTGTAGTTGTGGGCAATTCGGCCTTCTGCGTGGGCGATCAGAACAGCTATCGCTTCTGCCTGCTTCGCTGCGGCCTGCTCGATCTGCGCCGCCGTGTAGTAGGTCACCCCGTGCACGGTATCGTCGCGCCCGATGCCGTTGGGGGCGCACGCGGCGATATGTTCCAGCCTGCGCACTACGTCCATGGTTTCGTCGTAGGCCTTGGCCGTGTCGGGTTCTCCAGCGAAGTCGGGCACGCCTTTGATGCTGATGCCCTCGATCAGCTCTTGCGCTGCGTCTTTCAGTAGGCGGATCGCGTCGTGGATTGCGGTCATGGTGTTCCTTAGTGGCCGCACGGCAGGCCTTCACCCGGCGCCGGCTCTTTGTGGACAGGAGCGCCGCAGCTGCCGCAGCGCTTGATGGGTGGTTGGGTGGGGGGCTGGGGTTGTTCAGTCATGTTTTTTCCTGTCGGCGTGCCAGTCGGTCGGGGTGGGCGTGGCGCTATGCCACCTTGCGGGCTTTGCCGTTGGCAGCCTCGGAGTAGTTCGCAGCTACGATCAGCCGCATGGGCAACGGGCTAACGCTGTTGCCCGCCATGCGCACCTGGGCGGTCTTCGTCAGCGGCTTCCCGCTGGCGGTGCGGTCGATCACGTAGCCGGGCGGGAAGTCCTGGGCGTTGTAGAGTTCGCGCGGCACCAACATGCGCAGCGTGATGTCCACGATCACCCACGGTTCGCCCTTGAGCCACACCGTCACCAGCGCCAGGCGGTCGTGCGTGGTGACGGTGGTCATCGGGTCGCGCAGGTCGGCCCACTGGCCGCCGTTGGCGTGATAGCGCATCAAGAACGCAGCGCAGCGCAGCGCGCCTGCTTCGTCGTCCTGGCTGAGTTCGTACTGCACCAGGGCGTGGTGCTCGCCGCCGGCTGCCACGGTCGCAATGGGTTCGCGCAGATCGCGGCCCGTGCTGTGGTGGCGCAGCGTCGTCAGATGCGCTGTCACAAGCTGCTGCTGGCTGCCGCTGGTGGTCACGGTGGACATGCCATCGCGCAGATCGCGGGCGGGCGTTGTGTTGAAGCCGCCGTTGGCCTGCACCATGAACGCGGTGCCGATGCCGAACTTGTTGCCACCCGCCGTGACCGTGCCTAGCGGCAGGCCAGGATCAAGGACACGCGGCGCTTGGCCGTCTCGCTCCCCATACCCCATCTGCACCAGATAGGCGGACATGAGTGCCGTTTCCCCGCCCTTGGCAGTGGTGATGGTGCGCATCGAGTCGGCCACGTCGTAGGCGATGTCCCGGGTGTGCGTCACAGGCGTGAAAGCGTGCGCCACGTTCTCTACGATGTACGGGTCATCGCTCTCCAGCACGAACTTGCGCATTCCGTAGGCGATGCGGTGCATCGTGGCCTCGGCCAGCGGCTTCTTGCGGTTGAAGATGCTGGTGCCCTTGATGCTCCAGTCAATGCATTCGGCCGCCGGCCGGAAGGCCTTGAGCTTGCTGGTGGGTTTGCGGGCGTGCGTCTGCTCTGGCCATACGATGGGCAGGCCATCGCAGCGCGCCACCATGTACAGGCGCGTGCGTGTGCTGTGCGCGCCCAGCGTGGCATTGCAGATGACGCGCCATTCGACCTTGTAGCCCATGGCGCGCAGCCCTTCCACGAACCTGCGCCAGTTGTGGCCCACGCGCTTCTTGCAGGGCACTAGAAATTGGTTGTGCCTGGGAACGACTTCGCCGGGATCGGCCACGCGGTATGCAGTCTTGCCCGTGGCCGGGTCGGTCACCTTGTCCAGCGTGATGACGCGGCCGGTGGCTGGATCGCGCTTGGCGACCAGCGGAGCCCACAGCAGCATTTGCTCGACGTTCTCCAGGGTGATGACATCCGGCCGGGCTTTGCCGGCCCAGCGGTGCACTACCCAGGCGAGGGATCGGATTTCCTGGCTGCGCGGCTGGCCGCCCAAGGCCTGGCTGTGGTGGGTGCAGTCAGGCGAGGCGTGCAGCAGGCCCACGGGGGTGCCGTGCGTGACGACCAGCGGGTCAACTTCCCAAACGTCCGCCCGGTAGTGCCGGGTCTGCGGATGGTTGACCTTGTGCATGCCGATGGCGTCGGCGTCATGGTTGATCGCCACGTCCACATGGCGGCCGATGGCCTGCTCAATGCCGGTGGATGCGCCGCCGCCGCCGGCGAACAGGTCGATGACCAGCTTGGCGGACAACGCCAAAATGAATTGGGGTGTGAGCATTTCCGTCCCAAAGAAAAGCCCCACTCAATGGCGGGGCTCGGTTGGTAAGTGCGCGTGGGGCTAGGGGTTTCGGTACGTTGGGCAGTTTCCGTGGGATGTACCGAGATGGGGGCTACCATCGCCCCAAGCATGAGGATGGACGATCACCCCTGCTGCTCCAACGCCCACACAATGGCTTCCCGCGCCTCCTGCAGCGCGCGGCGCTTCCATTGCTTGGCCGTGGGTTCCTTCGGTTCCGTCATGATTTCTCCCGTTGTTTGGCGTGCACGTCCAGCACCACGCGCGCGGCGCGCTCCATCTGCAAGGGCGTGCTGGCGTCCACAATCACTTCGTTGGCGTCGATGGCATACGTGATGCACTCGCGCTCTGCTGGTGTTGCATCCCACTTGCCCCAGCGCTCAAACCGCCTGCGCAGCGCGGTCATGGCGTCTTGCGATGCCTCGATCGCATCGGCCAGGGTGGGGTCGATTTCGAGCGCGCGCACTTTCGCGAGATTGAGCGCGATGGCGACGCGGTTGAAATCGTCCGTGTCGCCCGTGCCGTCCAGTAGCCGCTCCAGGCTGGCGCGGGTGCGCAGGTGCGCGTCGGTGTTGCTTGCCGGGTCGAATGTCCGCGCGCCGTGCAGCAATCTCAAGGCGGCAGTCGGATCGCGGCTCCAGCGGCGCTGTTTGCGTGTGGCTGTCAATGGCCTGTGCTCCCGTATCCGGCCTGGCCGCGCTCGGTCAGGGTCAGTTGCTCGCACTCGATGAAGGTCACCCTGGGCGAGTAGACGACCCGGCCCTGTGCCACGCGGTCGCCCTGCTCGATGGTGTATTCCTGATCGCTGGTGTTGATCAGCAGCACTTGAACGGGGCCGCGAAAGTCGCTGTCCACCTGGCCGCCAAACGCGATGATTCCGTGGCGGAATGCCAGGCCGCTGCGCCCGTGGATTTCGATGCCGTATCCGGGTTCCAGGGCTACAGCCAAACCAGTGGTGACGGCTGCTCTGCCGCGCGGTGGGATGGTGGTGGTTTCTGCGGCGTAGAGGTCAAAGCACGCTGCGCCGGCTGTGCCGTAGGTGGGGGTGGCTGCATTGGGGTGCAGCTTGCAGATTTCGAGGTGCATGGGGTGTCCTGTGGGGCAAAAGAAAGGCCCGTGGGGGCTTTGGTTCAGGTGACGGCATGGGCGTCGATGTCGGTCAGCGCGAACACAATGCCGCGGCAGTAGATTTCGCCGTCCTCCATCACGTCGAACGTGACGTGGGGAATGTCGGTCTTGTAGGCCCAGCTTGCGCCATCGGGTTCATCGGGACTCCATACCGCTTCGATGGTGCGAACCTTGGGCTTGCGCTCGAAATAGTCGCGTGCCGCTTCTTCGTCCTCGCTAGCGCTCTCCCAGGATGGAAGTACGCCATTGGCATCAATCAGTGCCTCGGTGCCGTCGTAGGCGCCAATCTCGTCGCGGAATGCGCCATCGAACTCCATCAGGTCATCGCTGGCGCCGTACACGATGACGATGCCTGCAGCCTTCGCTTCGGCGGCGAGTTCCTTGGGGATGCTCAGCGGGTACTCCAGGCCGTGCAGAGCTGCGGCGATGCTTGCAGGGGAGGTAGTCATGTGCCTTCTCCCATGCCTTGACGACCTTCGCCGCCCAGTGCCTCGATAAGGGCCGGAATCATGCGCACCAGCTCGCCTGTGGCGATGGCCACGTCGGCGTCGAAACCGCTGTCGTCCTGCGCCCGGCCTTCGAACACCGTGTCCAGGAATGCGAGCTTCTTCACCTGCAGGCCTTCGGTCAGCAGGAACGACACGCGGTCTTCCCAGCTCATGGCCAGCTTGGTGGGCAGCTTGCCGGCCTGGATGTGGGCTTGCACTTCCTCAATGTCCAGCGGGTGACGGCCATAGCGCACCACGGCTTTGTCCTCGCCGGTGCTTTTCAGCTCGCACTCGCGGTCGATGGAGAAGCCCGCCGGTGGTTCCTGCGTCACCAGCCAGTGGGCCATGGCCGCCTGCGGGCTGGTCTGCGTGTCCAGCAGTGCCAGCGACAGGCCGGGCAACGCTTCGACCAGCGCGGCGGTGATCTCGTCGGCCCGGCCTTGGGCGGTGGCGTCGATGGCCAGCAGGTTTGCGCGTGGGTCGATCCATACCCACGTGGCGTTTTGCTTGGTGAACGCCATCGGCAGCAGATCCAGCTTGGCTTCGTCCTTCAGGTCGCGGGTTTCCTTCTTGCCCGGCTTGCGGCCCGTATCCCGCTCGATGGCTTCGGCCTTTTCCTTGACCTTGCGCGCCAGCACTTCACTGGGGATGGTCTTGGACTCGATCTTGAAGCGCAGCATCCACTGGCCGCCCACCGATTCCACAAGGGCGCCGTGCTCTTCGCCGCGCGGCGGAACCCAGCCCGCAGATTTCTCCTGCGTGGCGCTGCATTCCGTGAAGGGAGTCTTCTCCAGGCCCTCGGTGGCGGCGCTGATGTCCGCCTGCCATTGAGGTGCGATACGGTAGAAGATCAGATTCTTGAACATAGTTTGTCCCATGAAAAAGCCGCTCTACGCGGCCTGTTGGGTTGAGTGATTGCGCTGCTCTAGCGCCATCAGGCCGGTCAGCCACGTGGCCTGCACCCCTTTGCGGCGCTGGCGCTCTACGGCCAGGATTGCGCGGTTGCGCAGGTAGTAGGCGTGGCGGGATGCCGCACGGTCGAAGCTCGGTCGCGGGGCATCAGGGCCACGGCTTGCGCTGTAGACGGCTGCCTCGCGCCCGCTGACCCCAGTTTGTTGCCGGTAGCGGATGACACGCAGATACCGGCCCGGCCAGTTCTTCCTTGCAGTGACGATGGCCGATTCGACGCGGTGGCGGGGTACCCCCAGGTGCTGCGCGATCTCTACAGCGGTCATGGGTCCGCAGTCGCGCAGTGCCTGGATGATGGCGTCGCGGGTGGTGGGCGGGACGGGCATCAGGCGGCTTTCTTCAGTGTCTCGATTTCCTGCACGATGGCCGCGACTTCCTCTAGGAACGCGCGTGCCTCGGCTTCAACCGTCGCCAGTTCGTCTACAGACGGGGTGAACCGCACGACAAAGAGCTGCAGGCCTTCGGGCATCCTGGGGTCGTAGCTGGCGAAGTCGCACCACTGCCTGCGGGTGCAGGCCAGTTGCCAGAGCATTTGCGGCTGGTATTTCTTGGGCGGGGTCTTGCCGCGCAGGTAGCTCAAGTGCTGCTTGCTGTCGGGGCACTTGATCTCCAGCAGGCCGTCCGATGCGATCATCCCATCGGGCGATGCGCCGCTCATGGCGATATCGGGGTGCGGGACAAAGCCCACTTCTTGCACCAGCACGCCGGCGTGCATTTCGTATGCAGAGCGCGCCGCCGGTTCGGTGTCGGTGCCCCACTGCATCGCGGCGGACGTGAAGCCTTCTTGTCGCTGGCCGGTGATGCGCTCCAAGGCTAGTTCCATGGCGTAGTTCTCGCGGCTGGTGCTGTAGCCAGTTTTGGTTTTGGCCAGCACGTCGGCCATGCGCGAGGCTGTGAGGCGTCCAAGTCTGGCCCGGTACCACGCTTCTTCACGCTGCTGCATGTTGTGCCTCCGGCTGGTCGGCTTGGGCGGCTGCGGCTTTCAGGTCGGCGCTGTGGATGCCCCACCATTCGGCGAACCCTGGCGTTTTGCTGTTGTTCTTGAAGGCTTTTTGCAGTGCTGCTGTGCCTTGCATGGCGGCGCCGCGCATTCCGTCGATGACGATGGCGGGCAGGGCTGCAGCGACTTCGTGTGTGTACGCGTCCGGGTCGTTGTCAGCCTCGGTCGGAATGGCGAAGGCTTGCAGCGCGGCGTATTTGTAGGCGGCGGACATGGCCTTGTTGCTGCTCTTGTCGCCGGAATCCATGGCCTCGCCCACGGTGGTGATGGTGTGCTTCGACCCGTCCTCTGCAGCGACGAAATCGAACTCCACCTTGATGACGGTGTAGAACAGCACCGTGCCTTTGGCGGTTTGACGCTCGGTCTGCTGGTGCTCGATGACGCGCGGCAGGATGCACAGGCCATGCTTTGCGAGCAGGGGGGACAGGACGTTGAACACGTCGTCAATGCCACGGAATACGAATTGCGGCGCCCGGCGATCCTTGGCGATGCCGACTTTTGCGAGGTCGGCCTGCACGGCGTTGATGGCTTTGTAGACACTCATGTGAAATCTCCCATTTGGTGATTCGGGTTGATGGTCTTGACGGGTTTTTTCAGCCCGTTGGGTGTGCCGACGTGCCACGCGCCGCATAGGGCGCAGCGGTATTCGGTCAATGTCTGGTCGCGGTTGCGCCTGGCGCGCTGCGCTGCTCTCACAGCGCTGGCATAGGTGTGCTGCACCTTTCCAGTGGGGCAGGCCATGGCTTACCCACCGGAGACGATCCAGGCGTAGCGCGCGGCCTTGAGCGGGCTGTGGCACTGCCGGTAGATCAGGTAGAGCTGCCAGGCGTCCTTGAGTCGCGCTGCGGTCATTGGCTGGCCTCCACCATGGCGGTGATGCGCTCGATCCTCTGGGCCTGGGCGACTTCCCCCGGCGCGGCCTGGGCGTCGGCAAAGACTGCCCTTGAAATCGCGTCGTCGTTGAGCTGGCAGCCGGTCAGCACCAGCACGGCCAGGGTGATGGGGACGGCCAGCCAGCCCCATTGCAGGAGCACGTAGAACAAGCGCAGTGCCAGCGGCGCGTGCCAGGGGTGGAGTGCCTGTGCCTCTTGGGCGTTGCACAGTGCATGGCTTTGGCGCCTGAATACCTCGGTGGTGTCGTTGTGCCCTTCGGGTAGGGGGATGCGGATCATGCAGGGGCTCCTTTCGGCAAGGCTTCGCCCAGGCTGCGCGCTGGCAGCCGTGGACGGTTTTGAATGAAATTGGCCTGTAGCGCTTATCAGGTAAGCGCTTGCAGCTATCAGGTAAGTAGCGTCAGGCGGCTAAACGCGGGACGCGCTGCTGCAGGCGGCGCATGCAGGCGCTGACTATGTCGGCTGGGGCAGCGATCGCTATTGCTCGCAGAGGCCGTAGGAGCTACTACAACCGCCAGCGCCGTCGTATTCCACCTCGTCCAGCAGGTTGAACTGCTTTCCGCCCCGGCTGGTCTTGCTCCACAAAATGCGCGCCCAGATATTCAGGTCGGCGAATATTAGACGTCTATCCTTTTCGGGAATGTTGCCAGCAGTCATAAAGGTGGAGAAGCCGCGCTTGCTGCACATCCCGACTATCCGCTCCCAGTCGGCAATGCGCTCTGGATGCTCCGGCCAGCGCGCGGCGATCTGGCGCAGCTCGGCCTTTTTGCAATTGATGCAAGGCATACAGCCCACCCGGCTCATGCCTTGCAGATAGAGCGGGTTGGGGTGGATGTGGCGGGCGGCTGCGAAGTCGAAAACCTGCTTTGCCGTCCATGCCACGATGGGCCGCATGATCCACAGCCCGCGCCCCACGCGCTCCACCTTTTTGGCGTGGCGGCGGTTCTCCGATTCGTCGCGGCGCACCCCCTGCCAACTGACCACGCGGTGCCCGGCTTCCATCAAATCGAGTTGAAAGCCCACGGCCATGTTGCGCTTCAGTTCCTCGGTGCAGAACTGCGCCTTGCGCGAGGGAAAGCGCCCCTTCCACATGCACAGATCGAGGAACGGATTGCCGCTCGGGTACATCACCGACAGCGCGCGCCGCTTGGCCTTGTTCGACCAGCGCACCCTGCGGCCACCATCCCACCCCCACGCCTGGCGCGGCGCCAGCTCGCCCGTGGGCTGGCCATCGTCATCCAGAACCGGGAACAGGCGCACCGCCCCGGCCTTGTCGCGCAGCCACACCGGATTCCCGGCGCGGTCGGTCTTTGGCACCTTGCGGTATTCGCGCGCGTGGCGCACGTCGCGGGCGATGAATCGGCGCTTCGCCGCCAGTTCCTTGGTGAAGTCCGCGCGCAGCCGGTGAACCTTCACGCCCAGCGCGCCTTCGAGGTAATCGAGATAAGCGTAGGTCTGTGCGTGTTCGTTGCCCGTGTCGCAGAAGATGGGCACCACGGAGCCGGCGGGGCAACGCTCCAGCGCTAGCAGCAGGGTCGCCGTACTGTCCTTGCCGCCTGAGACGGAAATAACGTGCTTCGTGTTCATGTGGCCTGTTTGGTTTATGTGCGCTCTATGAAAAATCCGCACCAAATGACTTGGGGGATTTACGTGAAAGCACCTTCTCAAGAGTTCGCTGATGGATGCTGTAGCGCAGCAGCCTCTATTTCCCACTGAGTTCTCGTTTCCCACATCCGATCCGCCCAGTCTGCGGCGACTGCAGCGCGCAGTTCCTTGGCCGCGTCGCTGGCCAGCAGCTCTGCATAGAGCCGGTTGACCTCGGCGCTGTATTCGCGTGCCTCCAGCAGTGCTTCGTCGGCGCTGTAGGGGGTTTGCTCTGTGGTTTGCAGGACGTGCGCCGGGCCGTGCCAATCCCATACTTGCGGGTCGGCCAGCACTTTCTTTGCGCGCTGGCATTCGTCCGCTGCTTGCTGCTGCATCCATGCGTCGAATGCATCTTGCTTGTCCACTTGGCGCAGGTGGCGGGCCAGGTCAATGTCTACGAGGTCTGTGTGCATCGTTGGCTCCTGGGCGTAAAAAAGCCCGCTGGGGGCGGGCTTGTCGTTGCTGCATCACTGCCTACGGATCGTCGGCGGAATGCTTTGTTGAAGTGCAGCCCATCGACTGCGTGCCCGCGTTTGAGCAGGGCGCGGCAGATCAGGGATTGCTCGTGGTGGCTGTGGCTGGCCTGGCGTACAAGGCCAAGGTAGCTATTGCCGCTGGCGTACACGTCCTCGTCGGGCATGTCTCCCAGCCGCTCCAAGGCCTGGCGCAGCGTGCGGCGGCGGGTGGCGCGCCGCCAGGGCAGGATGACCTGGCCCACGTAGTCGATGCCCCTGTCGATGGGCTGCAGCACGGTCTTGCGAGGGTTGAGCGCGAGGCCCAACCCTGGCAAGAAGGCGTTGATGTCGGCCAGCGCGGCGTTGAGCCAGTCGGGCGATTCGTGCAGCAGCACCATGTCGTCTACGTAGCGCGTGTAGTGCCGGGCGCGGATGCGGTGCTTGACGTGCTGATCCAGCTCGTTCAAGAGCACGTTGGCACAGAACTGCGACGGCAGGTTGCCGATTGCCAGCCCGTGGTAGCGGTCGGCATTCATCAGGCGCTTGTGTGCGGGCACGGCGGCCAGCGTCTCCGGACTGCCGCGCAACTCGAAGTCCTCGCGCGGATCGTGGAACAGCACGGTCTTGGTGAGGCCGCGCCACCAGCGCTCATGGATCTGATCGACCAGCAGCGGCCACAGCTTGCGCTTGTCGATGCTGACGAAAAAATTGGCCAAATCGCATTTCAGGTAGAAGCCTTGGCGGCTCCAGTTCTGCGTCTGACTGCGCACTTTGCTTTCGAGACGCTTTACAGCGTACAGCGTGCCGCGTCCGGGGATGCAGGCGCACGAGTCCGCGATGAACCGCCGCTGGAATCGGTCGGCGATCTGGTTGTAGACTAGGTGATGCACGATCCGGTCTGGGAAGCTCGCGGCCCACACTTCGCGCGGCCGTGGGCGGCTGATCGCGAAGCAGATGGAGCGCCCAGGGCGGTAGCTGCCGTCCAGCAGGCGCTCGTGCAGCTCCATCAGGTTGTGCTCCAGGCGCTGCTCGAAGTGCAGGGCGCTCGCGGTGGTCCGCTTGTGCCGTTTGCAGTCCTCGTAGGCCTGTACCAGCTTCCCGATTGAGTAGCCAGAATCCATAGAAGCTCTCGGTGGAATATGCGGAAGGGGCGGACCCGGAACTCGTTGTTCCGGTTGTTGTTGTTCGTGTTTCCGTTCTCGAAATCGACCGCCCAGGTCTGTCGAACTCATCACGTCGGCCCGCCGAATGGCTCAGCGGGCGGACTGCGCGGGATCACTCCGGCTGCTGCCGCTGATATCCCTGCTGCGCCTGTCGGTGGGGTTGTGCTCCAGCGGCTCGACCAGATTCCATGGCGCATTGGCCGGGCCGCCGTGACGACTCGGCGACAAGCGCACTCTCCGAATGCCTCTGCCACCCTGTGGCCTGTTTGGCTATGCTCGCGGTGAGGGCGATGGCGTTGCCGTACTGCTTGGGCGAGATCTGCTTGAGGTCTTTGGCAAGGCGCAGCGACAGGTTGACCGCCTCCACCTCCTGGCGCATCCGCCGCAGGATGGGCGGCTTGTCGTCGGAGGTGTTGGCTTCGTAGGTGCGCATGACCAGCGTCATGCACCGCCTGCGCAACTCGGCGCCGAAGTCCGCCCTGTAGTTCCTCTCCATGTTGGCCACGTAGGCTGTGACCATCTTGGTCAAGTCGTAGGTGGCCCGGTAGATCTCGGTATCAGTGTGGAGTGCCATGCCGTGGCGGGCTACGCCCGCGAATTACTGAATGGATGAATCGGGAAAACTGCGGAAGGGGCGGACCCGGAACTCGTCGTGCCGGTAGAAGGTGGTCGTGTCTCCGTACTCGAAATCGACCGCCCAGGGCCAGCCGTGGTGCTCGCTGCGGCTCCAGTAGTAGGTGGGCTCGAAGTGCTCCCGGGCGTTGATGTAGGCCAGCATCACGTCTTCCTGGTCGCCGGCATGCCAGTCGCTATGCCCGTTGATTTCTCCGAACTGCACGCCCTGGGCGTCCTTGGCCGCCTGGTCTTCAAGGTCGTGCGCTGTGCCGCCGTCAGCGATGACGACGTGATGCACGACGCCGTTGATGAGGCGCGAGCCGATGTAGATGCCGCCCTGCTCGGGCCACGGCTGGTTGATAGCGGGGATGGTCGCTTGGGTTTCGGTGGTCATAGATGTTCCTGCTGTGGGGGGAAGAAAGGGGCGAAGGGCTTAATAGATGAATCTGCGGAAGGGGCGGACCCGGAACTCGTTGTACCGGGTGAAGCTGGGCGTGTTCCCGGTCTCGAAATCGACCGCCCAGGCGTAGTGCTCGGCACGGGGCGTGCTGGTCCAGTACCAGCTCTCGGTGCCGAAGGTGTCGTGCAGATTGGCCGCGCCTAGCAGCAGCTCGCGGCGCGCGGGCAGGTAGAAGTCGCTGTGATCGTCGCGGGTGTAGCCGGAGGCCAGCTTGGCGGCGGGGCAGTTGTCTAGCAGTGCCTTGGTGTTAGTCAGGCCATCCCAGTTGCTCAGGTCGAGCTCGCCGTTCGACCCCCAGGCGGCTGTGCCAATGTCCTGATCCTGGGCGACGATCAGACCGTAGATAGAACCATCGCCAGCGCGAAAATCGCCTGCGTAGATGCCGCCCTGGCCGGGCCAGTATTCGCCGATCTGCGGGCGGCCTGCAATGGCCTGGGCGGGCGCAGGGGCAGGGGTGTCGGGATCGTTGTCAGTAGTGGGCATTAGCGCAGCGAAGAACGCGCGATCCATGGCGCTGGGCGCGAGGCCGAAATTGAAGGTTGGGTGGTTGATGGTGATGTGCACAACGTGCTCCGGTTGAGGGAAAGAAAACCGCCTCGGTGGGCGGCTGGCGGTGGAATAAAAAAGCCCCGACATCGGGGCAAGGAGCGGCGTGGCGTCCGCTCAGGGGAGGATTGGTGCGAGGCTTCCACTCGCTGCGCACACGGCCAGGAACCCCCGACCCGCTCTTGATAGTGCTGGTTACGGTTCCAGCTCCGGCGCGCGGCCCGGACGATTGGGTAATTCAAGGCTTGGCACCCCGAGACGCAGCTTTTGGGCAACGCCTTGAATCACACTGCGCGGGTTGATGGTGGGCGGACTTGAACCGCCTCGCGTTTCGGCCTGCAAGCAGGAATCCCTAGCGCTGCCATTCACCATCATTGAAGCGGGCCGGGCTTTACCGGCTAGGTGCTGGGTTCTCTATCTGCCCAGTCCGCAGGATCAGTGCATGGACGTGACTGCTACCTCACGCCGCCGCTTCAATGATGGTGCTGGTTACGAATCCAGCGACGGCGTTTCGCCCCGTCCGTTCTCCTGCTTTCACAGTTATTTCGCGTGATGGCTATCGACAGGGAGCACGCCTACCGGCTCAACGTTTTGGCTACACCCGTTGTTAAGGGATGCTGGACGCCACCGTGACGGTGGAGCGGCCGAGCGCCAGAGCGTGCCTTCGATGTGCTGTATCGGCTTCACCATCAACCAACCCCACTCGATCCCAATTTCATCCGCTTTGCGCAAAGGCGGCGCATAGCTCGCGGGACTGCGGTAGCGAGCTTTCAGTGAGTGAGGTTGGTTGATAGTCCCCGCTGCTTTCCCGGGGTGGTCATGCAGTTCGATGCAAGCGGGCCGCCAGGCGCCACACATGCTCCACCGAGCTACGCACGCTTTCGGCGTAACGGAGGGCTTCGCATCCACCATCAATAGCCCGCACTGCCACTCCCGTTGACTAGGCTGGAGCGTTCGGTCGTCAACCACAATGCGCGCTATTGATGGCCCTGGCCTTTTACGTCGCCAGGGCGGACGGGGGATCAATTGAGAATCTGGTCAGCGTGACGGCGCATGCGATCAAAGTCGTCCGCGCTCAGCAGCTTCGGCTCCGATATATCCTTGACGCCCGCCGAATAGAAATTCACTTCCTCATATGCGACTTGAGCTGCATCGTCTTCATCATCGGCTCGAACAAGCATCAGAACGCTCGCGGTCACGGTCACTTGGTAGTAGGGCATTGCGCTTCCCTTGGCCGGCACTGCCGGGGAGTGGGGTTACTGGGTGGACTTGACGGCAGCGGCATTGCGCCGATCTGCCTCCGCTTGGCCGTAGCCAACCTCTGTGTTGAAACAGAAAGACGGCCGCTGGATCGGGCTGTCACGATGCTGCAGCGTCTCGCGGTCTTCGTATCCGTTGTTGTACGGAACCACGTACCACGGCCCCGGAGTGTGCTTTGCTTCCATGCTGCTCTCCTTGTTCAAACCACAGCCCTGCGCGCAAGGCTGTGGTTCGGCCCCTCGTGAGAGGGGCTGGCGGACATCACCCCGAGTAGTCGGGCTCCCGCTTCGGCCTGGCGCCTTTGTGGCGAATCACTATTCGCCGCCGTGGTGTCTTGCTTCGTGCCCCGTTTTTTGCAGACGGGCCGTGAGCCGCTTTGCTTCCGCCGCGTGACTGCTGGGGCGGGCCGCTTCCGTGGTGCGGCTGTATCCATGGCTGTGTTAATGGGCGCTGTCGGGCTGCTCTCGATGGATTGACCCCAATCGCATCACTTCGCTGCGGCCTTCTGGCCTAACCCCGCCCGCTGCTTCCTGTAGGGCTTACCGGCTTCGGATCGCTTGCCGGGGGTGTTTTGCTTGTGTGGTGCGATGGGTGTATTGTCAGGCATAACTAACAATCGTGTCAAGTGAATTCGACAGCTAAAACTGACAACTCCGCTACACTCTCCCCATGCCCGCCCAACATGAAGACGAAAAAAAGCCCACCGAGACGGGTGAGCTGAAAGTTGGTGAAGAGTTGGTGCTTGTTGATGGGCGGGAGTCGGCGAGAACGTCAGCTCCCATGATGGAAATGAACGGTGCGGCTCTAGCGGCGCTTGAAGCTGCAGCCGACGAGATGGCGCGGAGGGCGCGGCTGGCCTTTCAAGTCGCCGCGATGCAACCGCCAGATGATGCGTTCGGCAGGCGCTTCATTGAGCACGGTGCGACGTGCTACTTCAATTGCTGGGCGGCGCTCCGGAAAATCCTAGACGCTTCTTTCCCTCCTCCTTCAGATACTCCAGCAGTAGATTGAATGCGATGCTTGCACCGGAGGCAAGAACGGTTCGTTTGGCCTTCTGCCAGATGGTGTCATCGCGCGAGGCATCCAGGAATTCGTAGCCCTGCCATGTGATGCTCATGGGCATGGCCTGTGGCGTCAATGCGAACGAGCCCCCGATGTCGGCTGCAGTGATCAGCCCAGCCTGAGCCATCAGGTGTGCGTGAAATCCAATCTCCTCGGCGGTTCGCTCTGGAATTTCTGGTTCTTGGTTCGCTGCGCTACCTTCCTCTAGGCTTTCCATCCAGAGCAGGATTTCTCGAACAAGGTCTAAGTCGCGCCGCATACTGCCCACTCCATAGGTTGTTTTGGTTGTGGCATGGCAAGATGCCTCGGCGCGCCCGGCGCAAGATCAACCGTTCCCCACCTCATGCCCTTGCTGGCTGAGTGCCATTGTCCAGTTCTGCCAGCGACTCCTGCAGCGTCTTGATGAGCCCCCGCGCTGTGTCTGGTGACATCTCGATCCAGTCGTGCTTGACCTCTGCACCATCCGCGCCCTTGGCTGTGTGCTTGATGCCAATGAGGGGCTTGCCGTCTGCGATGCGGGCGCGGACGGTGGTGTATTGGAGTAGAGGCGCTGGTTTCATGGTTTCCGTTCCTTCTTCGATTTTCGCCAATCCCATGGCGGCACGGGTTCCTCGTCGGCCCACAGCCCGCGCCGCGCTGTCCGCGCATCGCGCTCGACCGTTTGCAGGTGCTCGTATCCCCTGCCGTATTTGACGTAGTACCAGGCCATTCCCGCCTTAACTTGTTCCGTTCCAGCATCCTGACCCCGGCATTCCACGTCTGCCACGGTGCGCCCGTACCTGTCTCGTGATTTCGGGGTAATAGTGGCCTGCTGCTGGAAGCACAATTGCGCCAGGTGCTGGCGCGATTTCTGACCGAAGGGCTGGCGTGATTCCGGTGCATCGATAGCTGCCAGGCGCACCTTGATCTGCTCATAGGCGCCAGGCTCGCCGCAGCGTGCGGTGAGGGTGTCGCCGTCCGATATGCCGACAACCAGGCAGAGCAGGGCGGCGATCAAGTCTCTCTCCTACAGCCCGCCCGCACCGCTTTTGTCCCTGACACGGCCAATCACGGTGATGTGCTGGGCCACCAGATCGGGTGTCAGGTCTTCGTCTTTGTGCTCGGGGTTGTAGCTGCGCAGGGTCAGGCCGCCATCGAGGCGTCGGTACAGGCGTTTGACCCGTAGCTCGTTGCCGTAGCGGATGGCGTACACCTTGCCGTCCAATATTTCTTTGATGTCGTTTTCTGCTAGGTTCACCAGCACGGAGTCGCCGCTGTACAGCAGGGGCTCCATGCTGTCGCCCTTGACCTTGAAGCGCTTGAGTTTCTCCGGGTTCAGGCGCATGCGCTGCATCCACGATAGGCGGTAGGTGGCTGGCTCTACTTCTTCGGCCAACTCGTAGGTCATGGCCACGGTGCCATTGCCGCCGCTGAATTTCACGCGGTACTCGGGAATCTGCACCATGTTATCCGGCAAGTTGTCGTCTGGGTGCAGGGCGATGACGTTGGAGGTGGTGGAAGCAGCAACCATGTCGCCGCGCCCAGTAGAAAGCCAGTGCGGTGTCACTCCGAGGTATGCGGCCGCAGTAGTGAGGTACTTGCCGTCGATGCTTTCCGTGGGGCCTCTGACCCAAGCGTTCACGGACGCACGGGATATGTCGCACGCACGCGCCAGCCCTGCCTGGGTGAGCTTGGGGTTTTTTTCAAAAACAAGGTGCAGCCGGTCGGATAGCGACATAAGGCAATCCTAACAATAGTGATGTAAGTTATGGTTGACTTGATGGTTAGTTATGCCTGACAATGCGGGGCATGAATCCACACGCAATCAAGGTCATTGAGGCGCTGGGTGACACCGCCGAGGTGGCCCGCATGTTCGGGGTGCGTATGCCGTCGGTCAGCGACTGGAAGAAAAGCGGCATTCCCAAGGCGCGAATGATGTATTTGAGGGCGGTGCGCCCTGATGCGCTGGAAGGCGCTGATGCTGATGCAGCTACTGCACCATCCCGCAGCGAACCCGCAAGGGCAGGGGAGGGCACCGATGCATGAACACATCAGGGATCGCCAGCGTCGTGAAGCTGTTTCAGCAGGCGTTGCATTTCTTGCCCAAAGAGCTCGATCTGTAGATCCGTCAGCGACGAATAACGCAGACGGTCGCGAAGTTCTGACGCTACCGTCTCCAGCCCATCCGTCTCCCAAAGACCGACAACCCCTGCGCGTTGTGCGAGATGCAACAACAGCGCTTCCTGCGCCCAGGAGCGAGCTGTGAGTGTGTTCAGTTCTTCGCGCAGCTGCTCGATTTCGTTCATGTCCGTCCTCCTTGGCGATGCTGGTGTGAGAGCTTGCATCGTAGGCCAAGGGCGGGCGAGCACCCCATCCCTCCAGTGCCGCCGTCTGGCGGCCTTTGCCCGGCGCTTCGGTGTTGGGCACTTTTCTGTTCGTGTTCATGGCCTCCATTGTTTGGCCCACCACTGATAACCGGTGATATCGGGAGATACGAAATGCCATCAGCAGTTATCCAGCCTGCCCAATTGACCCTCAACTTCGAGCCCGGCCTGATTGACCGGTACGGCTCTTTGCGCGAATGCGTCGCCAGTGGCGTCTACCAGCGCGGGCTTAAGCGCGTTGCCATCGACCTCGACCAAGCGCCTAGCAACTTGTCTGTGCAGATATCCGAAGACGCGTCGCGTCATTTCAGTGTGGACAGCCTGGAACGCTACATCGAGAAGACCGGGGACAAAACCCCTGTGCTGTACCTCGTTGAACGCTTCCTGGCGCCTGAGCTGCAGAACAAGGGCATCAAGCAGGTAGAGGCCATGAAGGCCCAACTGCAGGCTATGTTGCAGCAACTGGATGGGGTCGTGCAATGACCCAAAAAGTTCTCAACTCCAACGGACGCAAGGCTGCAACTCTTGCACCCCAAGGCATCCCATCCATCACCCGCGTAAAACTCACGGCGCCCGTGGATGGCCCTATCACCAACGCATCCATGCCTAACGCCCCGAAGGGCTACGCATGGCCGTGGCTGGCTACGCCGCCGAGGGGGTGATATGGGTACATATGAAGATTTCCTGCGGGCCAAGATCAAGATGGCAAGCTTCAAAGGCGTGAGCTTGGAGCCTGCGGCGATCCACCCCAAGCTGTTCTCGTTCCAGCGCGACATCGTGCGCTGGGCGGTACATGGCGGCAATCGCGCCATCTTCGCAAAGTTCGGCTTGGGCAAGTCCGTCATGCAGTGCGAGTGGCTGCGGCAGATCATTGGCGCTGAGGGTGGCCTAGGCTTGATCGTGTGCCCGCTGGGGGTGCGGCAAGAGCTGATCCGCGATGCGGCAATGTTGGGCATCAACCTGAGCTTCATCCGCGCTGCCGCCGAGATTGTTCCGGGCCAGTCCCTCTACATCACCAACTACGAAACCGTCCGCGACGGCAAGCTCGATCCTGCCTTGTTCAAGGCTGTGAGCTTGGATGAAGCTAGCGTGCTGCGCAGCTTCGGCAGCAAGACCTATCAAGAGTTCTTGCCTCTGTTCGAGTCAGTGGAATTCAAGCTGGTCAACACGGCAACGCCAAGCCCCAACCGCTTCAAGGAGCTGATCCACTATGCCGGGTTCCTTGGCGTGATGGATACGGGCCAAGCCCTGACGCGCTTCTTCCAGCGCGACAGCGAGAAAGCAGGAAACTTGACCTTGTACCCACACAAGACCGAAGAATTCTGGTTGTGGGTATCGAGTTGGGCGGTGTTCATTCAATACCCCAGCGACCTGGGCTACAGCGATGAAGGCTATGACCTGCCGCCTATCGAAGTGGTCTATCACGAGGTGCCCACGGACTACACGCTGGCTGGTGCCGACCGCGACGGCCAGGCGCTGATGTTCCAAGACCCTGCGCTGAGTTTGAGTGCCGCAGCCGCAGAGAAGCGCGACAGCCTGCCTGCCCGAATTGCCGCCATGGGGAGTGTTATCGATGGGTATCTCAAAGGAAGCCAAGTCTGCATACAACAGGGCTTATCACGACCAGAACAAGGAGCGGGAGCGTGCGCGCAAGTTGGCGCACTACCACGCGACGAAGCATCTGGCTTCGGGCGAGAAGCAGGCGCGGAGAAAGGCGTACATGGCCGAGTACCTAAAGACGTACCAGCGGAAGGTATTGACAGAAGCGGAGAAGGCAGAGCGATCCAGAAAACGCCGAGAGCGGTATGCACTCGATGCGGAGCATCGGGAGAAAACGAAAGCGCAAGCAAGGGAGTTCAATGCCAAGAACCCTCATGTGAAAAGGTCGGGCAGGCTGAAAGCCGAGTTCGGGATCACCTCGAAGCAGTATGCGGAGATGCTGAGTGCGCAGAACGGCGGATGCGCGATATGTGGCGTGAGTCGAACGGGAGTTCGCCAGCAAGGCAAGGCGGAGAGGTCTTTGTCGGTGGATCACTGCCATTCGACAGGGAAGGTCAGGGGGCTGCTATGCCATCGGTGCAACTTCGGCCTGGGCCATTTTCTGGACAACCCAGATCTACTGAAGAGGGCAATCGAGTATCTGACCAGATCGTCATCTGGTGCGACCTCAACGCCGAACAGGACGCCATCGAGCAAACCCTGACCGCTCGTGGACTGTCGTTCTCTTCGGTGCACGGATCTCTGACCACAGAAGAGGCTGAACGCCGCATTCAAGAGTGGCGTGACCGCAAGACATACGCGCTGATCGGCAAGCCGGTGATGCTGGGCCAAGGCTTGAATCTACAGCAATGCAACAAGGCTGTCTTTGTCGGCGTGACCTACAAGTTCAATGACCTGATTCAGGCCGTCCATCGCATCCAGCGTTACGGCCAAGAGCGAGCCTGTGACATTCACATCGTCTACAGCGAGGCCGAGCGCGAGGTCTTGCGCACCCTGCAAACGAAGTGGGCACAACACGACGAAATGGTGAAAAACATGACCGGCATCATCAAGCAATACGGATTGAACCATCTCGCCATGCAAGAAACCTTGGCGCGCTCCATCGGAATCCAGCGCATCGAGGTCAAGAGCGACCTGTTCACCGTGGCGAACAACGACTGCGTTGAAGAAGCAAAGCTCCAGCCGGAGAACCACGTTGACCTGATCGTCACGTCCATCCCGTTTGCCAACCACTACGAATACAGCCCCAGCTACAACGACTTCGGCCATACCGAAAGCAATGACCACTTCTGGGCGCAAATGGATCACCTCACGCCCGAGTTGCTGCGCATCTTGAAGCCAGGCCGCATCTACGCCTGCCACGTCAAGGATCGCATCTTGTTTGGCAACGTGACCGGCGCTGGTGCGCCCACGGTCAGCCCGTTTCACTGCGAAGCCATCATGCACGGGTGCAAGCATGGTTTCGACTACATGGGCCTTATCACGGTCGTGACTGACGTTGTGCGCGAGAACAACCAGACCTACCGCTTGGGGTGGAGCGAGCAGTGCAAGGACGGCACCAAGATGGGCGTTGGCTCGCCCGAATACATCGTGCTGTTCCGTAAGCCGCAGACCGACCGCACAAAGGGCTATGCCGACGTGCCTGTGAAGAAGTCCAAGGACGAATACACCCGAGCACATTGGCAGATTGACGCCCACGCTTTCTGGCGCGATGGCGGCAACCGCCAGATCACGGCGGATGAACTGGCAGGACTTGGCCCCGACAAGCTGGCCAGCCTGTTCACCAAGTACAGCTTGCAGCAGATTTATGACTACGACTTTCATGTTCGCATTGGCGAGGAACTGGAAGCCCGTGGCGCACTGCCGTCCACCTTCATGAGCTTGGCACCTGGTAGTCACCATCCTGACGTGTGGCACGACGTGCCGCGTATGTTGACGTTGAACAGTGACCAATCGAAACGCGCTGTGGAGAAACACATCTGCCCTCTTCAGTTTGGCATCGTGGATCGGCTGATCGAGCGCTACAGCAATCCCGGCGAGCTGGTCTATGACCCATTCTGCGGCCTGGGCACCGTGCCCTACCGAGCCATCCTCAAAGGCCGTCGCGGCGGCGGTTCTGAGCTGAATGCGGGGTACTTTATGGATCAAGTGCATTACCTGCGGGCGGCAGAGCGCGAGGCCACGATGCCATCGCTGTTCGATGTGCTGGAGTTGGAGGTCGCCTGATGCAGGCCATCCCCCGCCCCACAGCGCAAGACGCAACCCTTGTGCGCTTGATTGACGAGCGCCGCAAGGCATCTGCCATCGTCGCTGACCTGGATATGCAGATCGCCCATGTCGTGGGTGATCGTGACGGAATGCGTCGGGCGCAGCGTGAAATGTATGCCCAGGTCGAGGCGCGCAGGGCGACGCGATTTGCCGCACGGAAAGCGAGGCGCTGATGGCAAACGAGTGGCTGCGCCTGTGGCATGAGATGCCCAATGACCCGAAATGGCGGACGGTCGCGCGCGTTTCAAAGCAACCCATTTCTCTGGTGTTGTCTGTTTTCCTGCACCTGATGGTTGATGCGTCACGCAATGTCACGCGAGGTCACGCGACTGTCACGCATGAAGATTTGGCGAGCGCGCTGGACTGTGACGAACAGCAGATTGCGGCAATTCTTGAGGCAATGCAGGGGCGTGTTCTGGATGGCATGAGGCTGCGATCTTGGGATACCCGGCAGCCCAAAAGGGAAGATGCTGGAGATGTAGAGCGCGGCGTGAGGTCGGCTACTGAACGCAAGAGAGACCAACGCCAGCGCGAGAAGAATGCTACTAAAAATGAGGCTACCGATGGCGCCGTGACAAATGAGGACGGCAACGGGACAAATGCATGTCACGCAATGTCACGCAATGTCACGCTAGATAAAGATACAGATAAGAGTAATACCCCTTCTTCACTACGTTCAGAAGGGGAGAGCGCTAACGCGCCGCCCCCTCCCGCCGTCAAGCCGCCGAAGGCAAAACGCCCGGACACCACGCTGTCGGCCTACCTGGCCGAGTGCAAAGCCGTCGGCGCAAAGCCTGTCCCGGATGGCCATGCGATCCGCAACTGGGCGGCAGATGCCGGCATCACCGACGAGATGCTGCAGATCGCATGGATCGCGTTCCGGGAGCGCTACACCGACGACGCGCAGTACCGCGCCAAGCGCTACCGCGACTGGCCCGCCCACTTCGCCAACTGCGTGAAGGACAGCTGGTTCGGGCTGTGGTTCTTTGCCGAGGATGGCGGCGGGGTGCAGTGGACATCGAAGGGGCTGCTGCGCAAGCAGGCGCTGGACGCCCGCATCGCGGCACGCCACGAGGAGGAAGCCCATGAACCCGCTTGACCTGCCGACAGAGCTGCTGCACTGCTCGCCAGAAGCCGAGGCCGGCGTGATTGGCGCGCTGCTGGTCGCCGGGGTCGAGGCGTACGACGCGGTGGCAGAAACGCTGCACGCGGAGTCCTTCGCGGTGGGCCTGTACGCATCGGCGTGGAGCGCGATCGAAACGCTGGTGCTGGCCGGCAAACCCGTTGACCTGGTTGCGGTGTACGAGGTGCTGCGCGCCGCCGATGCGGACGACGCCATGGCGGCATTGCACCTGTGCACGCAGGCGTTTGTCGGCCTGCGTGTGCTGCGCCAGCACGCGGCCATCGTTGCCGACCATGCGCTGGCCCGTCAGTTGCAGCGCGCCGCCGCCGAGGTGCGCGGGATCGCGGCGGACGAATCCCTGCCGGTGGTTGACCGGATTGCACAGGCACAGTCCACCCTGGAGCGTGTTGCGCAGCCTGCCGCGCGCACGCAGCCGCAATCCATCGAGGCCTACGTCGCGGGTGCGATTGACCGTATCCAGGCGCTGGCCGATGGGGTTACTCAACCGGGTATCCCGACGCGCATCCCGGGGCTCGACCGCAGGCTTGGGGGTGGGCTCAAGCCCGGCAAGCAGATGATCCTGGCCGCGCGCCCGAGCGTGGGCAAGTCGTCGCTTGCAGAGCAGATCGCGGTCAACTTGGCGATGGACGGCCACGCTGCGGCCATGTTCTCGATGGAGATGGAGAACGAGGAAATGACCGACCGCGCGCTCTGCAACGTTGGCCGGATCGACTACGAGCGTTACCAGACGGGCAAGTTGGTCGATGACGAGTGGACGCGCCTGTCAGAAGCCGTGGAACGGATGCGCGGCCTGCCGCTGTATTTCGACCAGCAGGCGGCCATGACGCTGCCGGAGATCGCTGCGAAGGCGCGAATGCTCAAGCGCAAGCACGACATCAAGCTGCTGGTGCTCGACTACATCCAGCTATGCAGCTCTGCCAACCCGAAGCTGTCGCGCCATCACCAGCTCGAAGAAATCTCGCGCGGCTTGAAGTCGCTGGCCAAGCAACTGGGCATCACGATCCTGACGCTTTCGCAGCTCAACCGCGAGGTGGAAAAGCGCATGTCTGGCCGCCCGGTGCTGGCCGACCTGAAAGAGTCTGGCGCCATCGAGGAGGACGCCGACGTGGTGATGCTGATGTGGCGCCACCAGAAGCACGATGCCTACACGCTCAACGGCCTGGATGTTGCGAAGGCCCGTGGCGGCCGGACTGGGGAGGTTGCGCTGCATTTCGAGGGCCAGTACCAGCGCTGGACGGAATCGACGCAGCCGCTTACAGCGCCGGGCAAGAAGGCGGCTGTGAACACGTATGCGGAGGATTTTTGATGCATGACCGAGTTCGACAAACAGGTGGAGCACCTGACGCGACTCGCCCTGACGCCAGGCTGGTGGGAGTACAGCCGCAATCGAGCGCGGGAGCTGGACAAGGAGCCGGCATTCGAGGGACTGCTGACCGAAGTGCAGAGGCGAATCAAGGCCAGCGGGTACAGGCCGGATACGAGGCGGGAATCGCTGTGACCGGCACAGAGCGCCGCGTGTGTGAGTTGATCGCCAAGCGCCAGCAGCTCGGTATTGCCAAGTACGGCACCACGGTGGCAGACAACCCACTGTCCCTGCGCCAGTGGCTACAGCACGCGTTGGAAGAGACGTTGGACAAGGCCGTGTACCTTGCCCGGGCCATCGAGGGAATCGACGCGAAAGGAAAGGTCGAATGAGATGCGCAAGATGCGGCAGGCTGATCCTGCGCGATCCTGCGGCCACCATCGGCGGGCGTGTGCTCGGGCCGAAGTGCGCAAAAGCCATGGGGCTGATCGAGTGCAAGCCGCGCAAGCCGTCGCTGTTTGGCCGGCTGCCGGTCAAGCGCGATACGCAGACTGGCGATCTTTTTGCGATGGACGCCGCATCATGAGCGAGCGGATCACACTCTCGCTGATCGAACCGGTGCAAGCGCACAAAGCGCTGATGCACGCATGGACTATGGCTAAGGCCTGGCTGATGACGGGGCATCGGCTGGTGCTGGAAATCAAGCCGGAAACCCGACGTGACAACCATAACCGGCACTTCCACAGTCTCATCGCGCAGATCAGCGAGCAAATCGGCGGGGACTTGGCGGACAAGGAAGACGCCAAGCGCATCCTGATTTCAGCGTTCCGCATTGACACACGGGACGATCCTGACCTGGCTGGCGAGTGGGCCAAGTTCGGCGATATGCGCATGGGCCGGGGGCTGCGCGGCGAGGTGGTGCTGATGGGCATCCAGTCCCGCGATTTCACGATCAAACTGGCGCGGGCCTTCATCGAATGGCTGTATGCCTTCGGCGCGGAGCACAGCATGCAGTTCAAGGCATGGGAGGGCGAACAGTGACCAAGCGCCAGAAACTTCGCCTCATGCGCGCATCTTCCAAGGGCAACCCGCTGGCCTATATCCGGCTTAGGGCAATGCAAAACGGCATCAGTCTGGCCATTGCTGAATCCATGGAGGCGGTGTTCGCTGGCCACAAGACCATGGCGGTTGCCATGCGAAATGCGTTCCGCAAGAGCCTTGCAGAAATCGTCCTGCGGCCAATCATCAGATCCGTGACTCAAGAGATACGGGAGTGTTTTCAGTGAAGCCCTTCACTCCCAAGCCCCGCCCGTGCCCGGTGTGCGCCAAGACATACATGCCCACGAAGCCTATGCAATCGGTTTGCTCTCCACGCTGCGCTGTCCGCAAGGTCAAGCAAGCGAAGGTGGAGGAGCGCGCCAAGGTCAAGACGCGCAAGGAAGCCATCAAGACCATCCCCGTTTTGATAGCGGAGGCAGACAAGGCTTTCATGGCCTACATCCGAGAACGCGACCGTCAGGCCGGGTATCCATGCATCAGCTCTGGTCGCCCGCTGGATTGGTCTGGCAACCAGGTAGATGCAGGCCACTATCGCAGCCGTGGGGCTGCATCGCATCTTCGCTATCACGAGGACAACTGCCATGCCCAATCGAAACAGGACAACCGCTACCTTGCGGGCAATGCGTTGGAGTATCGGGCAAGGCTTATCGAGCGTATCGGCCTGGCCAGGGTGGAGGCCCTGGAGGCTGATAACCGACCGCACAAGTGGACAGCCGACGAACTCCGATCGATCCGCGATACCTACAAGGCCAAGCTCAAGGAAATGAAAAGGAGCGCTACGTGACCCCCGAAAAGCAGAAACAGAAGCTGGCAGGCCAGAGCAGCATCGCGCAGAAGGTATTCCAGTTTGTACCCATTAACGAGCTTTGGACGCCCTTGCAAATTGCTCAAGCTCTGCACCGCGACACGCGCAGCAACGTGGACATGCATGTCTTGCGTGGCTGTCTGAATTGCCTGGTTGATGCTGGGATCGTTAAGACCAACAACAGCGGCACCTACCGCCGCGTCACCGTATCCGCCCAGCCCGCTGCCGGCGCCACCGAATCCGCCAAGCCGAAGGAGTCCTCTGTGTCCGTTGAACCCAAAACCACCATCGTGAAGAACGACAAGCCAGCATCCGCCATCGACCTGTTGTCCGGCATCGCCAAGAAGATGCGCGCCATGGCCGATGAGATCGAAAACGCCGCCCTGACCATCGAGGAAGAACGGGCCAAGGATGCCGAGACAGTCAACACGGCGCGACAGTTCCGCGAGTTCCTGAAAGGACTGGCATGATCCAAGACAACCCCATCCGCACCGACGAACGCTATACGACTGCAATCTTGTCCGACAATCTGCGCATGGATACACGCGACCATGCGCCAGTGTCCGACGTGGACGTGTGCACCGCCGCTGCATGGTCGCCCGCGCGCTTGGGTAGTGCTCTGCTTCGCCTCGCCAGCGAATACGGCAGGCCCATGCGGATACAGGGGATGTCTGCCACCGATGCCATCCTGCTCATGGGTCAACTCAAGACACTTCCCAGCGTCAAGGCGCAGCTCGCGATCAAGCTGCACGAGTGGGGGCACGAACACCCGACGGAAGCAGCGCTGACCATCATCGCATGGTGGCTGCATCGCGTTTGCGCAAAATGCGAAGGCCGAAAATTTGACGTGGTTCCAGGAACTGCGCGGCTGTCGGCCAAGCAATGCAGCCGGTGCGGCGGATCGGGCGAGGCACGAGTGCCGCAGAGAGAAATCGGGAAGCGGGCGGCGAACTACCTCGATGATTGCCTGCAGCGCGCGCGAGGCCAGATGCATCGCAGTTTGCGGGATATTTCTGGGCGCTGAAACATCGCGCTAGATTCCCTCACAGGGGTGGCTTGGAGATCCGGTGCGATGCCGCCACAGGGGGTATTTGGTTTCCCAAAAAATCCCACGACTCCCTATGTTTGCAGTTCTGGCGCGATGCCGCTACACCCCCTGTTTAGCGCCTGGGTGTTCCCACTACAGGGGTGGTTTGTGGCCAATCAGCAGTTATGCGCCATCCAGGCTCTTTTCCCGCACCCTGTGCCGCCTGACGACATCATCGCTCACACCGAGCTGCTGCGCTGCTGCCTTGCACGTCAGATCGGAGAGAGCATCGCAGGCAGCAGCAAAGCGTGCGCCAAGCTTCTTCATGCGGGCCTGCTGCGCAAATGGCAGGCTCTCTACGAGCGCATCAAATCTCGCTTGTAGACCCTCGTCGGCATGCAAGGCGCTGTGCACGGCAGACCAGCTAGGCATGCCTGGATAAGCGCACGCTTCGGTCAGCGTTTCGCCGGCCTGCAGACGATGCATGACCCGGCCCACATCTGCAGCGGTGACGCGCGCCATTTTGTACGGTGATTTTCCGCGGCGCTGCGCGTCCACTGGCGGCGGTGTCTGCGGCATTCGGCCGGCGGCACGGGTGGCGCGCATGGCATCAGAGCGCGCCTGGCGCACTGACTCGGCCTCGATGCCGCGCGACAGCGGCAGGCCGAATTGCTGCTTGTATTCACGTGCACTGATGCCGTGGGCCTGGCGCACGTGGTGCCCCACGGATTTGCACGGCCTGCCACAGATCAGGCAGGTGATGATGTCGCCGGCAAGGTAGGCCAGCACGTCGGCGCGTGTGCGCATGCGCAATGCACGACGCTGCTCAAGAGAGACTGGCGGCACGCCCAGCGCGATGCGCCGCTGTGTGACGGATGCGTGGGATCGGCCCAATTTGTGCGCGATGCTGGCATCGGTGTCGCGCCCGAGCAGCGCGTCCTCTTGTGACGTCCAGATTCGGCGTGCGCGCGCAGCGGCAACGCCGAGCTGCACCCGGCGCGCGGCGACAGTGCTGCGCGTGACGCCCAGGCGGTCGGCAATGGCCTGGTCGCTGTCGGTACCGATCAGTTGATCGTGCGCTGGGTCAAAGCGCGATGGGCGGGCCATGTCAGCCGGCGCGGTCCAGGTCTATGGCCTGGATACGGCCACGCCACCAGTGTGCGGGGTCGCTGCCAGGCGCGGGCGGCGCCGGCTTGCTGAAATCGTGGTGCGCGATGGGCCGGCCATCGGCGTTGAGCACGGCCAGCAGGCGCTGCCCGTCCAGGTCAACGCGGGCCACCAGGTCGGCAAAGGCCGCGCGGGCGGCATCGGGGCTGCCCGTGGTGGTTTTGTCACTCACCCGCTGATCGGGTGAGCGCAGGTAGACGCGAAAGGTCATTCTGTGTAGTCGCCGATGAGCACTTCGCCGTCGCCGATTTCCAGGCCGTTGGCTTTGGCTTCCGCCAAGGCGGCAGCCATCAGCTCAGCGTCAGACAGATGGGCTTGGTCTTCGGTGGTCAGGCGCACGTCGCCCGAGCAATCAGCAGCGACCCAGTATGCGGCGCGGTAGGTGGTGGACATGATGTTCTCCGGCTTGAGACCCGGAAGCCGCCGGGGCGGTGGGTTCTTTCCTGAACCCATGACTGTATTATGCACGCATCGCGTGCATTCGTCAAGCACTTTTTTGCGTCTTGAGCAAAAAAAGCTCAAAAAAAGCCGGGTGCATGGCCCGCTTGCCAGCTTCCCAGTCCTGCCAGCCGCGCAGGGTGCAGTAGATCAGCGCGGCCGCCTGGGTTTGCGTCAGGCCGGTAGCGGCGCGGGCGGCGCGGATAGCATCGGGGGTGGGGCTTGTCATGACGCCGCAGCCTCCAGCGCCGCGCGTGCCTTGCGCTGATCGAGCGAGCGCACCGCGCCCGCGTTGAGCATTGCAAGCACGCCAACAGGCGAGCGGCCCAGCGCGCCTATCTCCATGCCGAGCTGCACGGTGCCCAGCATCTGCCATCCGGGTGGCGGCTGGTGCTGGTAGAGGCGCCAGGGTCCGCCGAGCGTGACCGTGAGTCGGGCGCGGTTGGTCATTGCAGGCGAGCCTCTGTTTCTGCGTCGCCAACGTACCCATACAGATACCAGCCGACTATTTGGGTGTTTGGCATCACGCCATGGACGTGGATTTCCCCGTCGCGCGTGATGCGGTACATGCGGGCGCCGAATTTGACGATCAAGGCGGCGCGGATTTGGGCGATGGTCATCAGATCGCCTCCACTTGAGCCTTGGCCCAGCAGCCCTTGCACCATGCCATCCCATAGGCTTGAGTGCGAGCCATGCACTTGTCGAGCATGGCTTGGGTGATGATCCAGGCCTTGCGCTGGCCGTCCCACTTGGCGCCCATGGCCTTGAGGGATTCGCGGATTTCGAATGCGTTGGTGACTGCGTACATTTTTCTCTCCTACCCCTCATTCCGGGAGGCGCCGGTGGCGATCAATCTCGATCACCATGGCATTGATTATATACGCATTGCGTGTATTTTGGCAAGTAATTTATCAGGACAAACCCTAATCAATGCGCGACAGCGCCCCATCCTCGGGCGTAGCCGCCGCGCGCGGCCAGGCGTCGCGCATCAGCGCGGCGTCAGCGGCGTGGCCATCAGCCGCGTGCGCGATTGCTGCACCGCGTTCTGCCAGTCTTGTACCTCGATCCGCCAGCTCTGCGAGTACGGCTGTGCAGGTGCTGGCGTACTGAGCGAGGGCGGGCTGGGCAGCGCCGGCGATGCGCTCGGGCAGGGCTGCGAAGTCGCCGCGCAGGCTTGCAGTAGTGCCGCGCAGGTCGCGCAGGCTGCGGTCAAGGTTTTGCTGCGCAGCGGCGTTTCGCTGGCTGGTGGCCTGGAAGTTGTGGAATGCATCGGTCAGTCCTTTCTGGAATTGCGCCATGTCGCGCGCGGCCTTGCGCGCGCCGGCCAGCTCGGCGCTGGTGTGCTGGTGCTTGAGCTGCTCGACCTGCAGCCCGTAGCGCTGGCCTTGTACCCACCAGGCGCCAGCGCCGGCCACTGCGGCGCCCAGGGCCAGGCCGGCGCCGCCGTTGCGCCGGTACCAGGCCTTTACGGCGGTCTTGCTGCGCGGATGGTTGCCGGGCGCCCAGTAGCACGCGGCCACGGCATCGCGGTATTCGTCGGACTGCGGGTCGGGATTCAGCCAGCAGTGCGGCACCGGGCGGCCTGGATTGCCGGCCCAAGGCACGTTGTCGCCGTGGGCCGTGGATGTAGGCGTCATGCGCGGCCCGGCTTGTGGCTGTACGCCTGGCTACTGCTCTGCCGCCCACGCAGCGCGCATGGCCTCGCTGTCGGCCCGCCCTGCTAGCCACTGCTGATACTGCTGCGGCTCCATGTACACGATGCGGGTCTGCACATGCAGATCAGCCAGCGCTGCGCGGCATCGAGCCAGCAGGGCTGCGTGTGTTGTGACGGGAAGCGGGCGGAAGTCTGGACGGTAGTGCCATAGATCATCTGTCTCCCGGTAGCGAAGAAGCGTGATGGACTCGGGCATGCTGCCCATGGCCTGGGCCTGCTCGCGCACCACGGCCACGGCGTGCTGTGCCTGCTGCGCCAGCAGATCGTCAAGGCGCAGCACCAGCGCCTGCACATCGTCGGGCACGGCGGTGCGCCCGCTCTCCCAATATCGCACGGTGCGCTCTTGGACGCCAGCCAGCGCGGCGAGGTCAGGCACCGAAAGGCCGACAGCCTCCCGGATGGTTTTGAGTTCGGCGGGGGTCATGCTCGCCCCGGCTTGTGGCTATGGTGCTGGCCTGCCGCGTCCTCAGCGCGCACCTCGGCGATCAGGTCATCGGCGACGGGATCGCGCTCGCCGCCCGCAGCCAGGTGGTGCACGTACCACTCGGTGACGACGGCGGCCAGCGCATCCTCGGGCTGGCTCATGAAAAAGCCCTTGGGCAGGCCGCTTGCTTGCTCAATGCGCTCAACGATAGTCGTGTCAAATGACACATCGCCGGTCGCGGGATCGCGGGCCAGGCGTAGGTCGGCAAAGGTCAATCCGTCCGGGATAGTGATGTGGGCGATCTGCTGCATTTGTTGCGCCTCCATCCAGTCCGTGAATCGCTCAATATGCTGTGTATGCGCGGCGCTCATAGCGCTCGTATAGCAGTCGCCGCAGGGCGGGGCCGTACTCTTGCGACTCCCATGCCGGGGCTTCGCTCACCCCTAGGGCTGCAGCCGCGACAGCGCGGGCGGCAAGCCGGCCAGCGCTCCATGGCTGGTTGTGCGTTGTGTTGATTGTGGCCTGCTCCTCGATCTCGGGCTGATCCTGCAGCTCGCTTTTGAGCGTCACGATTCCGGGGGCGCGCAAGATACCGACATGCCCACCGATGCCCAAGGCTAAAGCTGCGCGCTCGGTGACGGGGTAGAGGCCGCATGCAGGGTCTGCGTCGCAAGCTACGAGCTCCCAAGTGCGGTGCAGGCCGCCGACGGCCACGCACAAGCCGCGCGCAGCGGCGGGGCGCAGCTCCTCGGTGATGGTGTAGCCCTGCAGCGGCGGTGTGTACCGCGCAGCCGCTGTTTCGGCGGCTGCGCGGGACGACTCACGGCTCAGCACTCCGTGCTCAGGGGTTGAGAGGGCGAATTCAGAAACTTGCATCATGTGACTCCTCGGCAAGTTCTTTTCATAGGTAGAAACACCTATTATTGCGTTTTGTGGCGGTCGAGATACAATTGCACTCGTCGAATGCACAGCCTGCTAAGGCTGTCGCCCGCGAATCTCTGCCGAACGCCCCCAGCGCTGGTCACCAGGCCGGTTTAACAGTCATGGGGTAGATTAGCGACGGCAGAACTCGCCCAAAATTTTTGAAGCCCCGATGCAGTGATGCGCCGGGGCTTTTTCGTTTCCGCCACCACCAGGGCGCATCCACCACGCCTCAAACCGCCAGGGACGCCATGCCCTCGGTGGTGGCAACCTATTGGAGACTGCGATGCATTCAGTGCAGCAAGCCGCCGCCTCTGATCTGATCCGGCTGCACATCGGTGGCTGCCCCAGCCTCTGCAATGGTGGCCCCGCGCACCAACTGGTTGCCGAAGTAGCCGATCAATCGAGCAACCTCTACGGGAGACAAGAGAAAGCCGAGCCAACCAAAGGCAGGGTGCCTGAACGCAAACAGCGTTTGGTTCTTGGTGTTCTCGCTGTGCTCCGTCCAATAGGGTGGAAACGCCACGGCCTTCACCTCAACGTTGCCAGCAGCAAGAGTTTGCGGGTCATCAGCAATCGTGGATCGGGCATCGCCAATTTGATGAAGAAGCTGACGGAGTTCCTCTGAGTTGAACTCGCCGTTGATTTGCAGCGCGACTTTCCCATCCTTGACTTCGATTTTCATTGCGCCCTCCTGGCGATGGTTGTGTGAGAACTCCATCGTATAGCCAGAAGGGCGACCAGCCTTCCCAGTAGCCAGCACTGGCCTCGCCCCGAGTGGTTTGACGGGCGCGGAATCTCCGCCGCGAGCTGTCGCGGTCAAGACTGGCGCACAGACAACGGCCCACCCCTCCCGCGTGGGAGCCCGAAGGGGTGCTGATTGGATAGCCAATGCTTTACAACCATGCAAACGCCTTGGGTGCGCTGGTCTATGACGTTGACTCACGCCAGCGCATTGACTGGGTGCTAGAGATCAACACGCGCGCCGGCTGGATTAAGGTGTGCGACAACCCGCCCAAGCTCGATGCACAAGGGCGCATTGCAGGTGAGCGCATTCGGTTCAGGTCGATCTATGCAATTCAGGGCGCCGAACCCAGGCCATGCCTTTTCCATTGCTACGGGCGGGCGAACTGATGCCCCGCCTGCAAACCCTCAAGCCCCGCATCCAGTCGCTGCCCGCCGCCCGCATCCAGCCAGCACAACCCATCCCCCGCGATGGATCAACAACACGCGAGAGAGGCCGCGCACTAATGGAGACACGCCGCCGCGTGTGGCTCCGCGACGGCGCCCACTGCGTTGACTGCGGCGCGCTGGTGGACATCACGCCAGGCACGGAGCAGGCTTTCGAGCTGGATCATGAGGTGCCGCTGTGGGCTGGTGGGCTGGACGACGATTCAAACCGTCGATGCCGCTGCATCGCTTGCCATGCAGAGAAGACGGCCCGTGAGGCTGGAGAGCGCGCCCGCATAGGCATGGCCTGACGATGGACGCACTATGGATCGTGCTGGGGTGCGTGGCATGCTTCGCCGCCATGGGCTGGCTGATCGCCTGGACTGACCGGCGCGATATGCGCAAGGCCATCGAGGAGGCGATGGCGATCACGGCACCCCTGTGCAAACAAGCGCCGAGGCCAATAACGCCCCGTAGCGCTACGACAGCTCAAACCCACCATAACCCCTTGGACGCTGGCAGATAGGCTGCTGTGGCGTGATCTGGTAAGGGGGGGATGGTCAAAAGGCCGGATGGCTTCGGTGGGGAAACCCCGTTGTCCCTCACGCGCAGAAAAAATCCCTCAATCAAGCTGATTCAAATGGAGCTGCAATGGCCGGAGTAAAAGGGCAGAGCGGTGGAGCCCGTCCCGGGGCTGGCCGCAAGCCGAAAGAGCCGACGATTCTGCAGTTGTCGGCGATATATGACGACCCGGAGAAGTTTCTTCGGGCGGTGATGAACGACAGCGGAACGGACGCGAAGCTGAGGGTTGATGCTGCCAAGGCGTTAATGCCCTACATCCATGCCAAGAAGGGCGAGGTAGGCAAGAAAGAGCAGAGCAACGAAGCTGCGAAGCGCGTTGCCGGACGGTTTGCGACCGCCGCGCCGCCGAAATTGGTTGCTGCTGGTGGGAAGAAGATTTAAGGGTTGATGATGCAATGGACGACGGCCTGCAAGGACTGGGAAAGCAGGTTGGTCGAACGCCGCTCCATCATCCCGCCCCCAATCTTTGCTGATCAAGCGCAGCAGGCGCTGGCGATCTTCAAGGAACTGCGGGTTGTTGATCTTCCTGGGCGGCCGACATTCGGCGAATGCTCCGAGCAATGGGTATTCGATTTTGTGGGGGCAATCTTTGGCGCCTATGAATCGGAAACCGGCAAGCAATTAATCCGTGAATATGGGTTGCTGATCTCGAAGAAAAATACGAAATCCACCATTGCAGCCGGGATCATGTTGACGGCAACAGTCCTATGCTGGCGCGAGGAAGAAGAGCACCTGATCCTGGCCCCAACAAAAGAAGTGGCCGATAACAGTTTCAAGCCAGCTGCCGCCATGGTGCGGGCTGATGATGAACTATCTGCCATTTTCCACGTTCAGGATCACATTCGCACCATCACCCATCGGGTGACGCGCAATAGCTTGAAGGTGGTGGCGGCAGATACTGAGACAGTCTCCGGGAAAAAATCTGGCAGGGTATTGGTGGACGAACTCTGGTTGTTCGGCAAGAAGTCGAATGCTGAAGCCATGTTCATGGAAGCTCTTGGCGGACAGGTATCACGCGACGAAGGGTGGGTGATTTACCTCACAACGCAGAGCGACGAACCGCCCGCAGGCGTATTCAAAGAAAAGCTGAACTACTGGCGCAATGTGCGCGACGGCAAAACCGAAGATCGCAAGACTCTGGGCGTGCTGTACGAATTCCCGGATGCGATGTTGAAGTCGAAAGGCTATTTGCTGCCGGAGAACTTCTATATCACCAATCCGAACATCGGGCGCTCGGTGTCTGCAGAGTGGCTGGAAGACCAACTGAAGAAGGTACAGCACAAAACGGACGGGGCGTTTCAACAGTTCATGGCCAAGCACCTGAACGTTGAGATTGGCCTGAATCTTCGATCCGATCGGTGGGCGGGTGCCGATTTCTGGTCTGACGCAGCAGAGCGCTGCCTAACGCTGGATGGACTTCTTGCCAGGTGTGAAGTTGCAGTAGTGGGGATTGACGGCGGCGGCCTGGATGACTTGCTCGGGCTGACTGTATTGGGCCGAGAGGCAGGAACGGGCCGATGGTTGCATTGGGCGCACGCTTGGGCGCATGAGATCGTCCTGAAGCGCAGAAAGGACATCGCTCCGAGGTTGCGTGACTTCGAGCGGGACGGCGATATCACCATCGTCAGCCGCCCAGGTGACGACGTGACACAGGTTGCTGACCTGGTTTGCAAGGTCAGGGACGCAAAGCTGCTTCCCGAGAAGCAGGCCATCGGCGTTGATGCTGCGGGGATTGGGGACATTGTTGATGCGCTGGTTTCGCCGGAGCGCAAGATCACGATGGAGCACATCATCGGCGTCAGTCAAGGTTGGAGACTGAATGGGGCCATCAAAACCTGCGAGCGAAAGCTGGCTGGTGGGGGCATGGTGCATTGTGGACAACCATTGATGGCATGGTGCGCCGGCAATGCAAAGGTGGAAGACCACGGAAACGCGGTGTCGATCACCAAGCAGATGGCGGGCAAAGCCAAGATTGACCCGCTCATGTCCACCTTCAATGCCGTGTCCCTCATGGCGTTGAACCCGGCTCCATGCCGGAAGAAACTCGTTCTCGCAGTAGCGGGGAGATAACCATGTGCCCAGGCTGCATCAACCGACAACGGAAGCTGGTGGCGTGGCTGTGTGCCAAGGGGCTGACGAAGCTGTGTGAGAAGGCGAAGGCCAGGCTCGCGCAGATGGAAGGAAGACTATGAACAACCAACGCGCATACGCCGCATTTGTCGTCAAAGCGCTCGATGATGGCCGCCGCGTATTTTCCGGTTGGGCGACCACGCCCGCCACCGACCGCGACGGTGACAACATCAACCCGCTTGGCGCCCAGTTCAAGAACCCGCTCCCGCTTTTGCATCAGCACCGTCATGGCGAGCCGATTGGCCTTGCCAAATTCAGCAATCCGACAGCAAAGGGAATCGAGTTTGAAGCCGAGATTCCTGTGATCGCAGACCCTGGCCCGTTGAAAGATCGCGTGGATACCGCGTGGGGCGAGATCAAGCACGGATTGGTACGTGGAGTGTCCATCGGCTTCCGGCCGATCAAGTACGCATTCAAGGAAGACGGCGGGATCGACTTCCAAGAGATCGAAATCTACGAGCTGAGCAGCGTTTCCGTTCCCGCGCTGTCCGAGGCTGTTATCACGCAGGTGAAATCGATGTCCTGCGGCGCGCTGCCGCGTGATGTTATCCAGCAAATCAAGTCACTGGATTACGGCGCCCGGCGATCCGGCCCGGTGCAACTCATCAACCCCCAAACGAAAACCCTCAACGGCGCCGTTCGCTTGAAGTGAACCGCGCTGCCTTCGATTCGCCGCTGAAAGGCCGCTGAGTCGCCAAAGCCGCAACCGCCTCCGGGCGGTTTTTTTATATCTGAACCGCCCTCGTGGCGGTTTTTTCGTTTCTGAAAGGACACGTCATGAAGACGTTTGCCGAGCAAGTGGCCGCGCTGAAGGCTACCCGTGAAGCCAAGGCCGAAGAACTGAAGGCCGTGGCGCAGAAATCCATCGACGAAGGCCGTTCGATGGACAACGCCGAAGCCGAGCAATTCGACACCCTGGACGGCGAGATCAAGCGCCTGGATGCGGACATCGCACGTCTGTCGAAGCTGGCCGACATCGACAAAGCATCGGCCAAAGCCGTGGACACCAAGGACAAGACCGACCGTCCGGCCGCCGGCGGCTCCGATCGCGTGCCGGTGACGGTGAAGAACACCCAGAAGCTGGACGCAGGCATGGGCTTCGCCCGTGTGGCCCGTGTCAAGGCCATCGCCCACGTCGAACACATGGATCCGGTGCAAATCGCCAAGTCCGTGTACCCGGACGACGAAAAGCTGGTTGCAACGCTGACCAAGGCCGCCGTACCCGCCGCCAATACTGGTAGCTCCACCTGGGCCGGGAACCTGATCCTCGATGGCGGCGCGTACTTCGCCGACTTCGTGGAATACCTGCGCGCCCGTTCCGTGCTGGGCCAGATCAGCGGCAAGCTGCGCAGCCTGCCGTTCGACACTCCGGTGCTGATCCAAGGCTCTGCCGGTGCAGCCAAGTGGACGGCGGAAGGTTCTGCCAAGCCCCTGACCCAATGGACGTACACGAAGGCCAAGCTGGAACCTCTGAAGGTCGCGGCCATCGCCGCAGCCACCAAGGAAATGCTGGGCCGCGCTTCCGTGGCAGCCGACGCCCTCATCCGTGACGAACTGTCCCGCGCAGTCGGTGCGGCCATCGACGGTACATTCGTGAGCGACTCTGCCGCCGTCTCCGGCTCTACCCCCGCAGGCATTCGCAACGGCGTGTCTGCCACCGTGCTGACTGGTGATGGCACCGTCGAAGGCATCCGCTGCGACGTGGCAACCATGCTCAAGGCGCTGGTGGGCAACAACCTCACCGTGTCCGGCGCGTTCTGGGTGATGCCCGAGGCTGTGGCTGTCGATCTGTCGATGGCAACCAACCTCGCTGGCGGCCCGGCATTCCCCGGCGTCACGCCCACGGGCGGCACCTTCGCGGGCCTGCCGGTGTTCACGTCGCAATACGTGGCATCCAACGTGGTGATGCTCATCAAGGGCGATGAAATCTTCCTGGGTGATGAAGGCGGTGTGCAAGTTGCCATGTCCGATCAGGCATCGCTGGTGATGGACGACGCCCCCAGCTCCAACAGCACCACGCCGACTGCTGCTCAGGTCGTGAGCATGTTCCAGACGAACAGCGTGGCATTCCTGGTGGAGCGCTTCATCAACTGGCAAAAGCGTCGCGCCGCTGCCGTGGTGTGGGCCACCGTCAACTGGGATGCCTGCGCTGGCATGGTGCCCGCCAGCAGCTAATCAGCCGTCAGGTTCAAGGGGCTGCCTTCGGGCGGCCCTTTTTGCAAGACGACTCCAACGGAGAAAGCTACATGCCAAACGCCATCTTCACATTCAACAGTGGCCGCAAGCAACTGTTGAACCATCGTCATGCCGAACTGCTGCAACGCCTGGGCAAGGGCAGCTACATCACCCGCGACATGGCCGATACGCCGAAGGTCGTGAAGGCCGATGTGCAGCCAGCATTTCCCGGCACCGATGACCCGCGCACCGTCGAGGAAGTCGATGCGTACATCAAGGCCGAGAACGCCAAGATCCAGCAAGACAAAGGTGACGGGCTGGAGGAACTGGACGCTGACGCGCTGCGCGAACTGGCGAAAGAGCGAGGCGTAAAGGTGCATGCCCGCGCTGGCGCCGAGAAGCTGCGCGAGGCCCTGCGGAGCGCGGCGTGAAAGTCTCTGTCGGGTTGGAGATTTCCCGCAACGGCGCTCAGAAGGCGCTGAATGCCGTTGGTGGTACGTGGCGTAATGCGTGGCGGATCATCAGCGAACCATTCGCGGGCGCCTGGCAGAAGAACGCCGAGGAAAAGCAGGGCGATCTGGTCACGTATCCGACTCTGTACGCCTGCATCTCGCGCATTGCATCGGACATTGGCAAGCTGCCGTTTTCGCTTCGGCAACGCGACCGCTCAGGCGTGTGGATCGAAGTCGAGAACCCGGCTTACTCCCCTGTGCTGCGCAAGCCCAACAGCTTCCAGACAGCAGCGCAGTTCCGCGAATACTGGATGCTGACGAAGCTGGTGAACGGTAATGCCTACATCCTCAAACGCCGCGATGATCGTGGCGTGGTCAACGCGCTGTATGTGCTTGACCCAGAGAAGGTCTTGCCTATGGTTTCTGATTCTGGCGCGGTGTTCTACCAGCTCCAGACGGACAACCTGAACACCCTGCCTGACGGCTATCCGGCAGAGCAACTGATCGTCCCTGCCAGCGAGATCATCCACGACCGCTGCATGACGATTCACCATCCGCTGATCGGGGTTCCGCCGTTGGCCGCCGCACACTGGCCTGCGATGAAGAACATGAAGATCATGCGATCGGCCACGGAGTTCTTTGCGAACAACGCACAGCCGGGCGGTATCTTGACCGCCCCGGCGGGCATGAGCGACGACGACGCGAAGGAAGTGCAGAAGTATTGGAGCGAGAACTTCGCCGGCAACAACTCCGGGAAAATCGCGGTCATCGGTGCGGACATGAAGTTCACGCCGTTCGCCATGAAGTCCATCGACTCCCAGATGGTTGAACAGATGGGCTACTCGGATCAGCAGATTTGCCAGCCATTCGGCATCCCCCCGTTCAAGGTTGGCATTGGCACCATCCCTTCCGGCCTGGGTGTCGATGGCCTGAATCATCTCTACTACGCCGACGCCTTGCAAACGCACATCGAGCACATGGAACTGTTGCTGGATGACGGCCTTCGGATTACCCGCCCGATGGGCGTTGAGCTTGATCTGGAGCCGCTGCTGCGTATGGATGAAGGAAAGCGCGCCGAAGTAGCGACAAAGCTGGTTGGCGGTGGCGTTGAGACGCCAAACGAGGGGCGGGCGCGCTTCAATCGCCCCGCGCTGGAAGGTGGAGACACGGTGTACATGCAGCAGCAGGACATCCCGCTGGAGCAGGCTCGGCTGAACGTGGTTGCCCGCCCAACGGTCGATCCTGCCCCGGCCATCAGCGATGAGGACAAGGCCGCGATTGATGAGGCCAAGAAGTTCATCGCTACGCAAAAGGCCATCGCGGCCTTGAACAAGACCATGGAGTTTGCCCATGTTTGACCCCGAATTGTTCGGCCAGGCCATGGGCGAGGCCATCAAGAAAGCGGTTGCCCCGCTATACGCCAAGATCGCCGAGTTGGAAAAGCAGCTTGCCGATCGCCCAGACGTGGCCGCCCTGGTGGCCGATGAAGTGAGCAAGGCCGTTTCCTCGATCCCTACGCCCAAAGACGGCAAGGACGCCGACATGGCGGCCGTGCGCGCCCTGGTCGATGAAGCCGTGAAGGCCATCCCGCCCGCAAGGGATGGAAAGGACGCCGATCCTGCCGTCATCAAGTCGATGGTTGCCGAAGCTGTTGCTGTATTGCCCAAGCCACAGGATGGCAAGAGCGTCACGGTTGAGGACGTGCGCCCACTGCTGGACGAGGCGATCAAGCAATTGCGCGCCGATGCAGATCAGGCCATTGCTGAACCATTGCAGCAGGCAGAAGCCGCCCGCGACGCTCTGTTCAAGGCCGTGGGCGAGCTTCGGCAGCCGGAGGATGGCAAGTCCATCACCCTGGACGACGTGCAGCCTGTCATCAAGGAGTCGGTGGTTCGCATTGAACTTGACGCCAAGGCAGCTATCGAGCAGGTCGGCGAGGCGATCAAGCGCGTCGAAGCGATGGCGGCGTCCATCAAGCAGCCCGAAGATGGGAAGTCCGTGACTCTGGACGACGTGCGACCCGTGATCGATGAGGCCATCAAGGGCATGCAGGTTCAGGTGAACGCCGCCGTCGAAAAGGTGCATGCCGACACTGACGAGTTGCGTGATGCGGCCAAGAAGGCCGTTGAAGCCATCGAACTGCCCCAGGATGGCAAGAGTGTCACCGTGGACGATGTTGCCCCGATGATCCGCGCCGAGATCGAGAAGGCGGTTTCCACCATCACCAAGCCCGCCGATGGCGTCGGACTGGCCGGAGCGATGATCGACCGCGACGACTGCCTGCTGGTCACGTTGACCAATGGCGAGGTGAAGAACCTGGGCCGTGTCGTCGGGAAGGATGGCGAGGACGGCCTGAGCCTCGATGCGCTGGACGTGGAGTACCTGCCAGACACGCACGAGATCAGCATCAAGGCATCGTGCGCGGGCAAGACCAAGGAACTGTGTTATCCCGCAGGCGGCATCCAGCCTGGCGGCTACTGGCGCGACGGCACGAAGGCCAAGGCTTGCGAGGCATGGACGCTGGACGGGCAGATGTACGTTGCCAAGCGTGACACTTCCAGCCGGCCCGGCTACGAAAACCGCGACGACTGGACGCTGTTCGTGCGCAAGGGCCGGGACGGTGAATCCACGATCAAGCGCGTGAAGGACGGCCCAGAGCCGCCGATCAAGCTGGGCGACCCGGAGGGCGACAAGTGAACCTCTGCACCCCGGAAGAAGCCAAGCACCATATCCGCATCGACGGCGACGACGACGATGCATGGCTAAACGTCATGATCCCTGCCGTCAGCCAGGCGGTGCTGCTGTGGCTCAAGGACGAATGGCGGGCCTGCGTGCTGCTGACCGACTCCAACGGTGACGTGGTGACGGACAGCGATGGCGTGCCAGAAGTGGAAATCGACTCGGACGGCCCAGTGGTCAAGCCTGTGGTGAAGGCGGCAACGCTGATCGAACTTGCACAGCAGTACCGCTACCGCGACGGCAAGGACGCCGGGGTGGTAGTAGGCAATGGGTACACGCTTGGCATGGGTGCCACGGCTCTGCTGAATGCGCTTCGGCGCTCAACGGTAGCGTGAAACCCGATTGGACAGGGCAAACGGCAGTCGTCATCTGCTCCGGCCCGAGCCTGACCGCTGACGACTGCGAGAAAGTGCGGGCCAGCGGCCACAAGACCATCGTCACGAACACCACGTTCAGGCTCGCCCCATGGGCCGACGTGCTATTCGGTCACGACCGTGAATGGTGGCGACTACACAGCGAGGAAATCGAAGCCACCGGGTTCAAAGGCCTGTGCTACAGCATGCAGCCCAAGACCAACGCATTCGGCGCAGAGCCAATCCATGGCATGGGCTGGATACCACTGGCGGGCAATTCAGGCGCATGTGCGTTGGCGTTGGCGGCGAGGTTCGGGGTGGCAAAGATCATCCTGCTTGGTGCCGACTGCAAGGCAGGCGAGAAAAAGCATTGGCACGAGGATCACCCGGCGCCGCTGAAGAATGCGCAGAGCGTGGACAAGTGGCCCGCGCAGTACGCCAAGGCCGTGCAGTTCGCAAAGCATGCCGGGGCCGAGGTCGTGAACTGCTCCCGCGCAACCGCGCTGGAGTGCATCCGTATCGGGGTGCTGGAGGACGAGCTATGAGCCTGAACGCCGGCACCCTAAATACCCGCATCACCATCCAGAAGCGCACGGGCGGCACCAACGATTGGGGCGAACCGCTGCCCGAGGGATGGGAAGAAGTCGCCAAGGTATGGGCCAATGTGCGCCACCTCTCCGGCTCTGAGTCGATCAAGTCCGACAGGCCTACGAGTGAAGTACGCGCTTCGATCCGCATCCGGTTCCGCGCAGGCATTGATGCCGGTATGCGCGTTCTGGCCGGCGGTGCGACCTACGAAATCAAGGCGGTGCTGCCAGATTTTCAGCAACGCGAATACACCGATTTGGTGTGTGTGCAGGTGACGTAATGGCGAACGGACGCAATCTGATCTCCCGCAGCAAGCGCCAGCCGCTGTCTGGCGCCAAGACGCAGAGCTTCTACGTGGACACCAGCGGCATCGACGGGATAGCCGACTACCTTGAAAAGCTCGATGAATCAGTGAAGGAAGCCATCCGGCCTGTGGCATATGCAGGGGCGCGTGTGATCTATGAGCGTGTGAAGCTGAACGTCGCAGGCATGGGCATCAAAACCGGCAACCTGCGCGATTCGATCTACCACGCCTACATGGACAAGGAATCCAAAGAAGGCAAGCGCGCCATGTACCGTATTTCGTGGAACGTCACCAAGGCCCCACATGGCCGACTGCTGGAACACGGCTGGGTGCAGCGTTATGCGGCCTACATCAACAACAAGGGCGAGTGGAAGACGGACAAAAAGCGCCCGCTGGCGAATCCGATCCAGCGCCCCGGCTATGCCTTCATCCGCCGCGCCTATGCGGCACTGCCTGAAGCCCAGGCGGCCATGGAAAAAGAGCTGAAAGCCCAAATCCAGCGCATCAGCTACTACGGGGCCTGAACATGGCACTTGAAGACGAACTGTTGACCCGCATCCGCAAGCACTGCACGCGGGTATCAACGCCCACGGCACCGTTCGGCACGGCGCGGCCCTATGTGACCTGGCAGCACGTTGGCGGCCAGGCGGTGCGCTGGTACGACAACACGGCCCCAGGTTTTCGCAACGCGCAGATCCAGGTGAACACCTGGGCCGACACCAAGAAGGCAGCGTTTGACCTTCTGCGAGACATCGAGGAAGAACTTTGCAAGATCGACCCGGGCGTCCATTTCACGGCCAGGCCCATGGAAGAACCCTCTGATGCCTACATCGAGGGCGACGAAGGCCAAGAGCCCGGCGTACTGCAAGGGGCGCTACAGACATTCACCGTGTGGGGCGCGAGGTAGCCCGCTACTGACAACCACAGCCCGCCACTGAGCGGGCTTTTTCATTTCTGGCCGTAAAGGCCAACCCAGCAAGCCGCTTCGGAGCGATCCGAGCGGCTTTTTTCGTGCCCGTTCCGGGCGTCATCTCAACGCCCGCCACGCGGGCTTTCTCGAAAGGCCCATGCCATGTACTTGACCGCAGTTGGAAGCAAGTTCTTCTACTCCACCACTTTCGGCACCAAAAAGACCGTCACGTCTGTCTCCAATGCCGATCCGGCCGTCGCCAGTTCCACGGCGCACGGTTTCAGCAACGGCGGCGAGTTGCTGCTGATCAACGGCTGGGAAGACGCCAGTGAATCCATCTGGCGCGCGGCCAACGTTGACACCGACACCGTTGAGCTGGAAGACCTGGATACCTCGGACACCGAGTGGTTCCCCAGCGGCTCCGCTTCGGCGGGTTCCCTGCAACTCGTCACCGATTGGCAGGAGATCGGCCAGGTGCTGGAAGTCAACAACACCGGCGGCGGCCGTCGCGACATCACCGTCAGCCCGTTGGCCCGTCGCAACTCCATCGTCCTGCCTGCCGGCTTCGAGGCCTCGGGTATCGACTTCACGCTGGGCTTCGACCCGTCGCGCGTTGACCAGAAGGCCATGGACAAGATCAGCCGCCGCCTGTCGCAGCGCGTCGCGTTCAAGTTCCTGATTCCCGGCGGCGCGAAGCTGTACGCGTATGGCTTCCTGCAGAAGTCCGGCGTGCCGCAGATGGCCAGCCAGGACGTGATGAAGGTGAATGTGTCCTGCTCGTTCCTGGGCATGGTCAGCACCTACGTGGACGCCTAAGCGCCCACGCCACTACAGCCCGCCCCGCATCCCGCGCGGCGGGTTTTCTTGCCCGCTCGCCGGGCGCCCCAGCACCGATCCGGCCCCGTTCGCTTCTTTCGCGGGAAGCGGCGGGGTCGGGCACGGGCGTTTCCTCTCTCCCGCGAAAGACCACTATGGCAAAGCTCAAGACCCTGGCTGGCGCACCCGCCAACTTTCCTCTGACCATCGAAACCCAAGACCTCGCTGGCAACGACGTGGAAATCACCTTCACCGCCATCGGCCGCACACTGCGCGACTGGCACCCCATCTACATCAAGCGGGTGACGGACGAAGCCAACGCCAGCATCGAGAACGCTGAGAAGGCCCAGGCCGATGCCGAAGCTGCAGCAGGCAAGGCCAAACGCAAGGCCAAGCCCGTCGCGTTTAACGAAGCCGAAGTGCAGAACAACATGGAAAAGGCGCTGCAAACGGCAGTTGGCCTGGTGCGCGAGGTTGCCTGCGGGTGGGAATTGGACGATGAATTTACCGACGACGCCATCAAAGACCTGATCTCGAAATACCCCGGCATCCAGCAAGTGGCGCACCAGAAGTACCACGACGCTATTTCGGGCAACCGCGCAAAAAACTAACGGACGTTGCCAAAGCCCTGTACAAGAAAACCCCCAATGGCGATCATGGGGGATTTGGCAACGTGAAGATGGCGGGCAAGCTGGCGAAACTTGCCCAAATGCCCGCCTATACAGAAGAAATCGAAGTCTGGCCCGAGAACTGGCCCGCTATTAATTTCTTCTTGGAATACTGCGCAACCCAATGGCGCACGGGTATGGCCGGGGCAACGGGCCTGGACTACACCGCCGTGCTGGCCTGCATCCGCACCTTGGGGCTGGCGCGAGACAAGCGTGACGAACTCTTTGCCGACGTTCGCACCTTGGAGCGTGGAGCGTTGGAGGCCATGGGCGAGAAGGCGAAGTAGGGCGGCGCGTTCTGGGTCTGGCTACGGGTGGGGTCTGTAGCCATGGCGTCTCCTTCTCCTAGCCTTCCATCCTATTGCAAGGTGGCGACCGCCTTTATGGTGTTCTGCTAATATCGCCAGGATCAATAGGAGTGCGTATGTCTGTAGTTGTCAAGGCAAACAGTACCCGCGCACAAGCATTCAAGCGCGGGTTGTTGAAGGGCCTAGGAGCGCCAGTGATGCTCTTTGGCACGTTCGAAATCGAGTGCGGCAAGCCCGCCGACCTTGCATTCAAGCCCCTTCCGCAGCGTAAACGGGGCAGCGTTGCCGACGACTGGAAGGCTGTTGGTCGAGGAATAGCCGAGGCGGCCAGGGTTGGCTAAAGCAGCGAAGCTCAAGCCAACGGTGCGAGCGGCGGCCCCTGTGGTGGGCGGGGCAACTTCCAGCGTCACGCACACGCATACGCAGGTCAAGGCTCATTCGGGGCCTATTCCTTCGCCGGAAGTGCTGGGCGGGTATGACGCCGTTCTACCTGGTGCGGCAGAGCGCATTTTGCGGATGGCCGAGGTACAGCAAGAAAGCCGTCTGGCGCTGGAAAGGCGACAGTTTGAGTCCGATGCGAAGCACCGCGACGAAATGACCGAGATTCAGCGCAAGCTCCATCAAGGCTCGTTCGCCAGCGACTACCTCGGGCAACTGCTGGGCTTTTTGATCGCGGCGGCATCGTTGGGCCTTGCTGCCTACGCCGGAATATGGAAAGGGAATTTGGCTGTGGCGGCTCTGTTCCTTGGCCTACCAGTGGTTGGGATGATCCAGGCGATACGCGGGATCGGTCAGCGAAAGCAGGCGGACAAGACATAGCCAGCGCCTCCAGCTGCACGTCCATGCTCTGCATGCGATGGGCGGGAAGTAAAACGCAATCGGCTATCCTGTTCCTCTTGAATAGGAGAACGCATGAAGAAGATTGCTGCCGGGTTGGCTGTGTTGCTAGTGCTGTGCGGTTGTCAAGGAAACTGGGAGGCACAGAAAGCTGTCAAGGAAATTCTATATAACCCGGATGGTGCGAAATTTTCTGATATGCACCAGGGAGCTGCGCCGGGAAGCGTTTGCGGCCTTGTCAATGCGAAGAATCGGCTTGGAGCATATGTAGGGAAAGAACGCTTCTTTTATGACGGCTATGTTGCTGGAATTGCATCTCCAGTGTCAGATAAGGACTTCCATCGTTTATGGCTGTCGTTGGGTAGATCATTCTTTAATGAAGACTACAAAACGACATCTGCAAAATGCAAACTCGTTGCTAAATGGGAATCGGTGTGCGGGGGGACATATCCTGATCAACAACCGCTGTGCCGGATCTTCGAAATGGATGAGCCGCGTGACTTTATTAAAGCTCTGGATGAGAAATTCGGCACGCGTTACTGAATTTAGGAGAGAAGAGTGAAATCAGTTCTACTTGCAGTTCTGGCTGTAGCTGTGCCGACATTGAGCATGGCGGAACCCCTTTGGGGGAATGTGGAGGCTGGAGCATCATTGACCGACATAAAGAACTCATATCCTGATGGTCGGGTAGTTGAGCCGACTGAAGGCCAGAAGATCAAGAGTGGCGCAATGATGCGGTATCGTATTTCCAGCGTCCCAATCGTGGGAGAGTCATTCAGGGCGGAGTTTTACTTACTTGGCGGAAAGCTTGAGCAGGTAACTCTGGCTCTAGAAGCCACAAAAAACAGTTACGAATGCCAGCATACAACTGAAGCCGTCATTGAGGCCCTCATAGCAAAATACGGCACCCCAGTGAAGCGTGATGGTTCCACCACGTCCACAGACTATTCTTGGTCTATTGGTAAGACGACAATTTCATTATTCGGAATGAATTTACCATCCATCAATAGTTGCTCACTTTCTATTTTTTATAATCAGCGGATTGCCGCTTCGTCGGACAATCTTTGATCGCCGACGCGCTGCCCTACTCATCGTCAGCATCAGCGACGGCGACACGCTGACCGCGCAAGGCCCGTTCTTTGCTGGAACGGAATGGCTAGGCCGTCATGGCTCTTGGCGATGCAGCCGCACCTTGCCACGTAACGCGGTCACTCGCATTTGTGTTCTCGGCGTTGCCTTCAACAGGGCTGGGTCGGTGCCATGGTTTTCATCATCTGGCCCATACACCGACAGGGGAGAGTCCAAGATGTCCGCTAGCGCATCTTCCAGCGATAGGCCGGACTTCATAGCGTAGTTCTTCAATCGGTCTGCCAGTTCGCCAGAGATAGAGAAGGTCATCCATTGCTCCGGTTTGGACGTGGCGTATTCCTCCATGTCTCCTGTTCCGGCCACAAGCCATTGGAACCGCACCGCGAGAACGTCAGCGATCCGAGCTGTTGTGACCCGGCGCGGCACCGCCCGATCAGCTTCATATCGGCTGACCTGAGTGGGGGCCATCTCGCACGCGCGCCCCAATTCTGTCTGTGACCACCCTCGCGCTTGACGAGCGTAGGCGATGCGCTGCCCGACAGTCATTGAAGAAAAATCCATAAGTACAAATAAGGTACTTGAAATCAGTACAAAGGGTACTAAAATAGTTCGCGTACCGACTTGGTACGGTTTGAACGAAAGGAATTCTATGCCCGCCCCTGAAGAAGGCCAGCCGAAGCGGCGCTCCCCCGTGAGTGTGAAGCTGTCGGACGAGTTGGAAAGCTACCTACGAGAGAAAGCCAAGACGGGCTTCCGGTCGCTCTCCAAGGAGATCGTGATGAGGCTCGAAATGACCAGAAATGAGGAGGGCCAGAAGAATGTCCGCGCAGCCTGAAAAAGGAAACGCCCCGGAAGTTGCAGCAACCGGGGCGTCGAGTGTGAAAACCCAAGAACGCAATCAAGGATTCAACGTGAGCAATTCTACCCAAGTAGCACCTACCCGCGCAATCACCGTCCCGTTCCACGGCGCTGACCTCTATGTGGTTGAGCATGAGAGCCAGCCGTACACCCCAATGAAGCCAATCATCACCGGCATGGGGCTGACGTGGCACGGGCAGCACGCCAAGATCAAGACCAATGCCCGTCGCTGGGGTGTTCTTGAGTTGAGAATACCTTCGTCTGGCGGTCTGCAAGACATGCTTTGCATGCCGCTGCGGAAGTTGCCGGGCTGGCTTTCCGGCATCGAGGCTGGCAAGGTCAAGAACGCGGAAGCGCGGGCCAAGGTGGTCGAGTACCAGAATGAGTGCGACGACGTGCTCTGGCAATACTGGAACGACGGCATCGCCATCAACCCGCGTGCCGCCTACTCGGTGAACCCCGGCGACGTGCTGACCAAGGAGGAGGCGGACACCCTGCGCCAGATGGTGGAGGGCATGGCAAAGAAGCTGACCAGCGACACCAAGGTGCAAGGCAAGTTCATCATGCAAGCATGGTCGAAGCTCAAGACCCACTTCCATGTGAGCTACCGCGAGATTCCGCGTCACGAACTAACCGAGGCCATTTCCATCGTCAACCGGCACACGGTCGATTGGGAACTGGTGGACGAAGCGCCGAAACCGAGCCTTGACGACGTGGCACGCCTCGACCATGCATTCCACATAGCCTCACAGGCCGCGGCCCAGGTGCAACGCGCAGTATTCAAGTGTGTGATGGAAGGCAAGAAGCCTGACGCACTGACCGACCAGTGGATGCTGTACTTCCACAAGAAAAGCTGGGGGGACAAAGCGGTAGACGCCTACTGCAAACCGCTGGCGATGGATGCAATCTGCCTTACCCCGGATGAATATTTCGCCAACCTGGAGCGCGGCGACGGGCACCAACTGAGCGATGAGCAGTTGATCCGTATGGCAGAGACTGCATTTGGGAAGTTCGCCAAGCATGCTCGCCGGAGCGCCAGTCAGGCCAACGCAATAATCGCTAGGCAGACCGCTCCCGGAGTGCTGATGCCAGTTTGATGCTACTTACCTGATAGCTGCATGCGCTTTCCAGATAAGCGCTGCAGCCTGATTTAACTGCAAACCGCCTCCGGGCGGTTTTTTCATTCCCCCAAGCCTCGCGGCCAACGTCGCGGGGCTTTTTTATTGGGCAAACCACATGGCAGAAAGAACCAATCCGCACGCCGAAATTGTCGTCGGTGCGCAGAACGATGCTTCGCCTGTCTTCAAGCAGGTAGCCGCCGATGCCCAGGCTATGGGCGACAAGGTTGCAGCGGGCGCAGACAAGGCGGGCGGGGTGGTGCTATGGGGATGAATGTTCGGATGAACGTGGCACGCTTCCAGGCGCAGTTAAGGGCTGAGGCTGACAAGTTGCATGCGGCCACGCGGCCCGCTGCGCAAGCTGGGGCGCAAATAATCTACGACCGCGCAAAAATAAATGCTCCCATTTCTGAAAAGGAGCACTACTTCTATATTGATGGAAGAAAGTATGGGCCATATGCCCCAGGCAACCTTCGAGACAGCATATATCAAGTGTTCAGCAAGACTAGGAGCTACAAAGATGTGAGCACATATCACATAAGTTTCAACAAAGAAGATGCGCCCTACGGGTTCATGGTTGAAATGGGCAATAGCCGTGCGCCCGCCCGGTCTTTCATTGGGAGCGCGGTGGCAGAAACACGGGCGCAAGTGCGCGAAGCGATCAAGCGCAGGTTTGTGAAAGAGGTGGAAAGATGAGCATGGAGTCCGCATTAATTAATCTCCTTAAAGGAATATGCTCGAATGTTCGCCCAGATGTTGCGGAATACGGGATTGGAACACCCTATTTGGTTTGGCAGAGCATTGGGGGTGAGTCTATTAATCCAATGGACAACAGCGCTCCAGGGACTCGGCGGACGTTGATGCAGATTTCTGCGTGGGCGCAGACGCGGATGGAAGTTGTGACGCTGATCCGGTCGGTTGAAGGGGCTATGCGTGGTAGCAGCGAGTTCACTGCGCGGCCTGCTGGCGAGCCGGTTTCGATATACGAGCATGACACGGGGCTGCATGGCGCGATTCAAAGGTTTGACATATGGTCTTTCTATTGAGCTATACTTGCGCCATCCCTCCGGGGATGCGGGCTTGGTCGCCCGGTAGTCAAGGCGCAGCAAGCCGCGCGCCTCTTGGTGTCAGCGGCTTTTTCTTTTTCTCCCGCGCTGCGCGGGCGCGGCTCCAAGTTTTGGCGGGCCGTGCGGGACTCCCGAAAGGGGGTGCCGGTTCCTTGACCCGGTCGACCAACCTGCACGGTCTGCCACCTTCTCTTGGTCGAGTGGGTGGCAGGTATCAAGCCAGTCGTCAAGGAGTCCATCATGGCTGACACCGCTACCGCCGTTGCCGTCGCAACCCCTGACCTCGAAGTCATCGAGGGCCACGTCACCACTACCAGCAACCAGATCGCCGCGCACTTCGGCAAGCGTCACGACACCGTGCTGCGCGCCATTCGCAACCTGCTGGCCGAGCTGCCCGAGGATTACCGCCGCAATTTTGCGGAGGTAAAAACCGAGTTCACCAACGGCAAGGGCGGCGTGCAACAAGCCACCGCCTACCGCATCACCCGCGATGGCTTCACGCTGCTGGCGATGGGATTCACCGGCAAGGAGGCGATGCAATGGAAAGTGGCCTACTTGGCTGCCTTCAACAAGATGGAAGCCGAGCTGCTGGCCCGCACGACGCGCCCGGCAAACCCGGCCATCGACGTGACCGACGCCCCGGCGATGGCCGCAGCCCGCCGGGTGGCGCTGGACTACTTCAGCGCCTACCGCACATCCGTGAAGGAAGGCAAGCCCGGCCCGAGCATGGATGCGATACCAGTCGAAGCCCTTCAAGGCTTGATCGCCGATGCCGTCATGCGGCAACGCATGCTTGTCAGCTTCAGCCCCGACAGCGGGTGCATGCACAGCCGCCTCATCCCCGGCGATGCGGCTGTGGTCAGTTTCAGCAAGGACGACTATTTCAGCTTGGTGCAGCACATCCCGATGGCGCGCATCCCGGAGATGCTGGATGCGCTGAACAAGCGCGTGGCATCCCACCTGGGCGCGCTGGACGACTATCTGAAGCGCGGGCGCACCAAGGCATTGCCCGCCTGACGCTACTACTTCAATAGCTGCCAGCGCTTGCTAGATAAGCGCTGGTAGCTGATTCCACTCACATTCTGCTTCCATGCTGGAACTCCGGCAGGGCGCAGCTTTCCTGGGGGAAAGTCGATGACAAAACCAAAGAATGACCTGACAGCCGAGAGACTGAGGGAACTGCTTCACTACGACCCTGAGACGGGGCTGTTTGTGTGGAAAGTTCGGACTTCAAATAGAACGAAGGTCGGAAAGGTTGCTGGCAGCCTTCATGAGCCGACTGGGTACACCTTCATTTCCATTGATCGGCGAACTTACAAGGCGCACAGGCTTGCGTGGCTCCATGTGACCGGACATTGGCCCGCCGAATGGATCGACCACATCAACGGCAACAGGGCGGACAACCGTATGAGCAATTTGCGAGAAGCCAATGCTAGTCTGAACCAGCAGAATTTGCGCTCTGCCAGGGGCAACACAGATAGCGGATTGCTTGGCGTGTACCGCAATGACAAGAAGAACAAGCCCTGGCGTGCCTGCATCAACGTCGCTGGCAAGTGGCGTCAGATCGGCAACTTTAAAACGCCCCATGAAGCACATGAAGCGTACTTGGCGGCCAAGCGCCGACTTCATGAGGGTTGCACCATCTAGTACCATGTTTCCTCGTTGATGGAGTAGGCATGGAATATTTCTTGATCTGGGTTGGTTTGGCTGTCGCTGTTGGTTTTGCTGCCGTCAAGAGGGGGCGATCCGGCTTCGGATGGTTCATCTTGGCCTGCTTGATCTCTCCGCTACTGGGCGGCATCTTCCTTGCTCTGTTGCCCAAGCATGGTGCGGCTGCGATGCCACGCGATGAGCTTGGGAATCCCATCACCCCAGAGACACATGTCCACTGCCCGGACTGCCGGGAGCTCGTTCGCAAGGATGCGCGCAAATGCAAGCACTGTGGAACTGCACTGATACCGCAGTAACTTAGCTTATCGTTTTCAAACCCGCTTCGGCGGGTTTTGTTTTTTCAGCCCACGGCTAATACCCGTGGGCTTTTCTTTTGGGAAATCGAAATGGCATCCGATCTGACAATACAAGGCGAAGTTACTGTTTCATCCGAAAAGGCAGAAGCGGCATTTAGTCGCCTTGGAAGCAAGGCTTCCGGGATGGCGTCTGTAGTTGCCAATTCTGCAAGCAAGGCTGGCCTAGCCATTGATGGCATGGGTTCAAGCATGGAGAAGGGTGCGGACAAATTGACACGCGCAGAGGGTCGCATGCTGTCCTCAATTAAGAAGGCCACACGCGAACTTGAAATGCTTGGCAAAACCGCAAGCCAGAAATTTGAGTTGCAGCTTGATTTCAGGGGGCTGGATCGCTCGAAATTTCAGTCCGCCCTGGCTGATTTGCGCAAGATGGAGGAAGCGACAAAGGGCGTTGGAAATGCTGCAAGTGCTTCCTCGCTGTCCATTCTTGACCTTGCGAAAGCAGGGGCTTCTTTGTTCGCCGCAAACCATATTGTTCGGGGCGCAAAAGATGCGATAGCAGCACTTTATGAAGCTAGTGCCGCCGTTGAGCGCCTGCGCATCGGTTTGGATTTTGCATCTACTCGTGGGAGCGCGGCGGAAATCGCCTATCTACGCAATACCACCTACGCACTTGGTCTGGAATTCAAGAGCACAGCCCAGGCGTACATGCAATTCCAGGCGGCGGCGCGTGGGACTGCGCTGGAGGGCGGGAAAGCGCGAGATGTGTTTGAGTCCGTCGCCAAGGCGTCGGCAGTGATGGGGCTTTCTGCTTCGCAGAGCAGCGGGGTTCTTCTCGCCTTGCAGCAGATGATCTCCAAGGGAACGGTGCAGGCCGAGGAACTCCGTGGGCAGCTTGGCGAGCGCTTGCCTGGAGCGTTCCAGATCGCGGCGCGCGCAATGGGCGTCACCACCGCTGAACTCGGGAAGATGCTGGAGCAAGGCCAAGTCATTGCCGATGACTTTTTGCCGAAATTTGCAAAAGCACTCAATGAAAATATCGGAGATTCTGCTGAGAAAGCCGCGAATAGACTCGATGCGGCAACAAATAGATTCAACGACGCATTTGATCGCATAAAGCAAAGTGCGGGGGATACCGGGATAAGTCAGTTCTGGGCGGGTCAGGTCAACATTCTGACGGACGCAATGAATGACGTATCTAATTCAATGGATGCGGCCCGCGCTAGTGGCAAGGGGTTTACTAGGCAAATGATTGCCGGGGCTGGTTCCGTGCTGGCCTTCGTAAATCCACTAAACGCCTTTTCTTATACAGCCCAGGACGTTGGGACTAGGCTGAAAGACGCCGAGTCTGAGCTTGATAGGTTAAAGCGATCCGGCGCGGAAAAAAGTAGCAATCTGATGCTGCGCGAGGCATTTGCACATGCACAGCGGCTGGTTGATAAATATCGTGAGGCAAAGACGGCACAAGACGCCTTGTTAGGTGTTTCTGCCGGGAGTGATCCCCGCGATCAATCGGGATATAAGTCGCGTGGTGCATCCTATCAGGACTATGCACGCCAGCAGGCCGAATCTGAGAAGGCCCTGATGGATGTTCGCATGCGCGCATCCGGGGTGAATAAACAGTATTTCGCCGATCTGAAGGTTTATGAGGAAGCCCTGAAGAATGGAGTTATAAGTCAGGAAAAGTACATTGAGGAGGTTTCAGCGCTTGCCAAAAGGACGTTTGATGCAAGCGCTGCTGGTAAGGCTCTAAAACAAACCGCCCAATCCGAATCTTCTGCACAGCGCGAAATCGCCGCGATCCAGGCCAAGATCAAGCTGGAAGAAGAGTACACCGCCCGCCTGCGCGAGCGCGGCACAGCGGCAGAGAAGGCCACGGAAGGCGAGCGCCTTGCCGCGAAGCTGCAAGAAGAACTCGCAGGCAAGCTGGACGCCAAGACCCGCAAAGAGAAAGAGGCGTTGCTGGTGGTCGCCCAAATGCTGGGAGCGGCACAGCGCACCCGCACGGAAGAAGAACGCCAAGCCAAAGCCATAGAGGACAGCGAAAAGGCATACCGCAAGTACCTCGACACCCTGCAAAAGTCCGCCGACACCATCGGCAACAACGCCGACCAGCAGGAGGCCGCCAACGCCACCTACGGCAAGAGCAAGACAGCCATTGAGGAGCTGACCCTTGCGCAAATGAAGTTGGCCCTGGAGAACGAAAAGGACGCAGGCCCGTGGTCACCCGAGGCGCTGGCGAAAATGGAAGAAGCCGTGCGCCAACAGCAGCGCTACGTGGACGCCTTGTACAAGGCCGACTACACCAAGGTAGCCCGCTCGATGGACGAGGCGCTGGCCGTGGCGAGTGAGCAGCAGGTTGTCACGCTGGAAGAACTGTCCCTGATCGGACAAACCGAGTTGGAGCGCCGCAAGATCATCGCTGCCCGTGAGATCGAACTGGAGCTGGCGAAGGAGCTGCGCGAGATCGACAAGCAGACGTTCGACGGCACAGCAGAAGAAAACGAGCGCAAAAGGGAAGAACTGCGCGCCAAGGCCCGCCAAAAGGCTCGCGTCAAGACCGAAACGGCCATTGCACGCGAGACGCTGACCGAATGGCAAAAGACCGCCGACCAGATCAATCAGAGCCTGACCGACGCCCTGATGCGTGGCTTCGAAGACGGCAAGGGCTTTGCCGAGAACCTGCGCGACGCCGTGCAGAACATGTTCAAGACGATGGTGCTGCGGCCCATCATCAGCGCTGTGATGGCGCCGGTGTCTGGTGTTGTCAATGGCGTGGTGCAGGGGTTTATTGGTGGGAATGCGCAGGGCGGTGGCAATGGAGTAATGGGCACGCTGGGTATGGCCAGCAATGCTTACAGCGCATACAACGCGCTCACGGCTACCGGCGGGAATCTGGGCGCAATTGGCGGGTGGATGGGCGGCTCGATGAGCACGGCGAACATGGCGGGTTCGCTGTACGCCAACACCACTGCGACCGGCATTGATGGCCTGCTGGCGACCAACGGGGCGTACGGCACGGCAGCGGGGGCTGGCAGCGCCGGCGCGGGTGGGGCGGGCGCAGGTGCAAGCTACGCCGCAGGCGCCTACGCCGCCATCGCTGCCGTGGTGCTCAATGCCCTGGGTGCATTCAGGAGCAAACGCACCGTAGGCGGCGGCCTGCGCGGCACCCTTGGCGATGGCGACCTGACACCGTACACCGTCGTCCGCGACGGCGGCACGCTGTTTTCCGGCCCTGACTTCCGCATCGAAGACGAAGGCAAGCGCATCGCCGACCTGGAGCGGCGCCTTGAAGACCTGCGCGCCTCGGGCCAAGGCGCATCGCGCGAGGCCTACGAGACTCAGGAGACGCTGAACGCTCGCCGCGCACTCTACGACCCGATGCTCGCAGCAGCCAAGAAGCAAAGCGACGACATCCAGGCCGCCTACGACAAGCTGCGCGACAACGTGGGCAACATGGCCGATGCGCTGGGCCTGGGCAGCGACAAGGTGCGCGACTTCACGATGGCGTTCGGCACCGATGAAGTACACCCCGACCTGAACGCCGGGGTTGGGGTGGACACCCAAGGCCTGACCGCCGAAGAAGCCGCCGCCAAGATCGCCGAAGCCCTGGCCACGGCCAACAACACCTTGGCGGAACAAGTCATAGGCCGCTGGGAAACCACGACCGAGACCGTGCGCCGCACCCGGCAAGATCGCGGCCCGATCGACGGCGACCTCGACATCCCCGGCATCTACAGCGAATACGAAGAAGTCATTACCGGCACGCATTACGTTGCAAGTGAATTCGCGCGCGACGGCGAGCAAGCGATCGACACGCTGACCCGGCTGGCGACCCATATCACCAACGTCAACAGCGTATTCGAGACACTGGGCTTCACGCTGTACGACGCCTCCCTGGCTGGGGCGGACGCGGCCAACCGGTTTGCCGATCTGCTCGGTGGGCTGGACAACTTCAACGCCGTCACGTCCTCGTACTACCAGAACTTCTATTCCGAGAGCGAACGCCTGACCACAGCGCGCGCTGCTGTCAATAAGCAGCTCTCCGACCTGGGCGTCAATATCGACCTGGACTCCATGGGCGCGCGCACGCAGTACCGCTCTGCCGTCGAGGCGGCCATGGCTGCGGCCGCCAGCGCGCAGGACGAAGGCACTACCAGCATCGTCCTCAAGGACACCGGCAAGACGGCCGAAGAAACCGCCGCCGCGCTGCTGGAGCTGAACTCCGCATTTGCCGCCGTGACCACCAGCGTGGACGCCACCGTGGCCGCTCTGCCGGCCCTGGGGCAAACCGCCAGCGGCCTGGCCAGCACCATCTCCAGCGCCATGCTGGGCACTTTCAGCGGCGGCAGTGTCGGCGCCGCCATGGCTGCAAGCGTGCAGGATGGCATCTACAACGCCATCGCCGGCGGATTCGCACAGCAGATCAGCAACATCCTGGTGCAAGGCATCGTCACCCCTGTCGTGACCGCCGCCATGACCGGCGCCAACGCGACCGCAGCCGTCAGCGCCGCATCCATCGGCCTTGTGGTGGAGCAAGCCAAGCAAATGGTCAGCGTGGCCGCGCAGGTCATGCAAGAACTGCAAAGCTCCGGGCTGCTGAGCGAGATCAGCAACGCCATCGGATCGATCCAGATCCCGACGATGCGCGCCGCCACATCGATCGGCAACTACAACAGCGCCGTCAGCAACAGCGCCCGCGAAGCGGCCGAAGCCGCCGAGCGCATCAAGGAAGCCTGGGCCGACATCACGACCAGCCTGCTCGACCAGGTCAAGCTGATCCGGGGCGAGATTGCACAAGATGCCGGCCATGGTATGGACTGGTGGCAGGCGCAATTCACGATCGACACCGCCATGGCGCGGGCCGGCGACCAGGACGCCGCCGGCCGCCTGGCCAGCGTCAGCGATTCGCTGCTGGCCGTGGCCGCGAACAACGCCGCCAGCCTGTACGAACTGCAATCCCTGCGCGCCAGCGTGGCGCAGAGCCTGCAGGACACCGCGGCCTACGCCAACGCCTACGCCAATGGCAAGTCGGTGCCACGCGCCGCACCGTCCTCCATCTCCGTCGCGCTGCCTGCGGTGCAGGCCATTGGGGCCACGCCCATCGTCGTCAGCAGCGACCCCAGCGTGGTGGCCGAGCTGCGCGCCCTGCGCGACGACAACAAAGCCCAGGCCGGCGAGATCGCGCGACTGAACCTGCGCGTGGCCAAGCTGCTGGAACGCTGGGAGGGCGACGGACTGCCACCCACGCGCGAGGAGACATTGCCATGACAGCCGGCCCCTACGCCATCACCGTTGTCGATCCCGTCGCACTCACCGACGCCATGCTGATCGACTGCAACGTGCCCGAGACGGACTACGACGCCTGGGATGCCGACACCACGTACGACCAGGGCGACCGCGTCATCGTCGTGTCCGCGCACAAGGTCTACGAAAGCCTGGTGGACGGCAACACCGGCAACACGCCCGGCGCGGACGTGCTCAACTGGCAGGAAGTCGGCGCCACGAATCGCTGGAAGCCGTTCGACCAGTCCGTCAGCTCTCAAGTCAAGCAGGCGGATGCGATCAGCTACCAGTTGCGCCCGGGCCGTGCTGCCACGGCGCTGGCCGCGCTCAATCTCTCCGGCGCCACGGCCATGCGTGCGCGGGTTGTCGCGCCGGTCACCGGGGACGTGTACGACCGCACCATCGACCTGAGCGCCCATCCGCTGGAGTCGGGCTGGTGGGCCTGGTACTTCGGGGAGCGCCGCTCGCCGACACAGGCCATCCTGACCGACCTGCCCAGCTACCCCACGGCGGATCTGTACATCGACTTCACCGGCACCGCAGACCTCGGCGTGGGCGTGATCCTGTTCGGCCAGGCGCGGCGCTTCTCCATGGGCGTGAAGTACGGCGCGCGCCTGGGCATCCAGGACTACTCGCGCAAGGAGCGCAACGACTTCGGCGACGTGATGGTCGTCGAGCGCAATTTCGCCAAGCGCGCCAGCTTCACGCTGCAGCTCGGCGCTGACGAGGTGGACTCCCTGCACCGCTTCCTCTCCAGCGTACGCGCCAGGGCATGCCTGTGGATGGGCTCCACCCGCTACGAATCGACCACGGTGTATGGCTTCTACAAAAGCTTCGACATCGTGATTTCCTACTTTGACTATTCCGACTGCGACCTTGAACTGGAGGGCCTGACATGACCAATCCCATTGCACCGCCGACCATCGACCCCATGGCGCCCGCGCCGCTACCGACCGACACTCCGGCGGAATTCGACAGCAAGGCGTTTGCGCGCCTTCAGTCCGAGGACACGTTGGTCACGCAGGTCAACGCCGCCATCGCGGCCACCTACACGAACGCCGTCTCTGCCCACGAAAGCGCTGGAACGGCCGGCGATGCGGCGGACGTGGCCGTGGCAGCCAAGGATACGGCCGTCACGCAGGCCGGGATCGCTACGAGCAAGGCCACAGAGGCCAATGCCAGCGCCACCAGCGCCGGCAACAGCTACCAGAATTTTGACAAGCGCTACCTCGGTGACAAATCCAGCGACCCGGCCACTGACAACCAGGGCGGGGCGCTGCAAACAGGCGCCCTGTACTACAACACCGTGTCCGATCAAATGCGCGTGTACAGCGGCGCTGCGTGGGAGGCCGCTTACCTGCCCGCCAGCGCTTACGTCAGCGGCCCACCCTCGGCGCAGGATGGGCATATCGCCCTGTTCGACGGCATCACCGGCGGCGTCATCAAAGACGGCGGCGCGCCATCGCCCGCCCTGGTGGGCCTGGGTAACGTGGACAACACCAGCGACGCTGACAAGCCGGTATCCGCCGCCCAGCAGGCCGCGCTTGACGAAAGGCAACCCATCACGCTGGCCGCAGGCTCCACCAGCGGCACGCCCACCATAGCGGACAACGGCATGCACCTCGTGCGCAGCGCGGCATTCACCATGCCCGCCGCATCCGTGTTCCCGGCGGGCGGGAGCTACGCCATCACCAACACCAGCGCCAGTGCCATCACCCTCACGTCTGGCTCGGGCATGACCATGCGCCTGGTCGATGGTTCGTCCAAGGCCAGCGCCTCGCTCGCGGCCTACGGTACTGCCGTCGTGCTCTACACCTCGGCCAGCGACTGCGTGATCGGTGGAGGGGTGTCCTGATGCATCCCGCAGTCCTGTTCCTGCTGGCTAAAAAGCCGGAATTCGTGCTCACCCTCTCCAGCCACGCCTACGCCCCCAATTTGCGCTCATTGGCGATTGCTGCGGGCTGGAACGGCATCAGTGCGCTGCTCGTCAACATCACCGCACCCACCATCGGCGCGCTGTCCGTCCCCACTGCGGGCGCCGCATCGTTTCCCGGCGGCCTGAAAATCCGTATCGGCGCCAGCACCATGGTCAGTGCCGTTGCGGCATCCGGCAGCACCTCCGGCGATGCGTTGACCGCCGCGCAGCCGGTCACCGTCGAAAACCTCGGCTACATCTATGCGCCAGGGGGGCAGGGAGGCACCGGCGGCAGCGCCACCGTGCGCAACGGCAGCGGCGGTTTCAAAACAGCTACTGGGGGCTTGGGCGGTACGGGCAACGGTGTTGACAGCGCTGGGTCGCAAACCCGAGCCGCTGGCAGCGCGGGCACAACGCAAACCGATGGCGGCTTCCCGCCCTACACCGCGAAGGGCGGCACCGGCGGCTACGGCGGCACCTGGGGCGAGAACGGCGCCACGGGCGCCAGTGGCACCACGAACGATCCCACTGGCGTTGCCAATGCGGGCATTGTGGGGCGATCAGCGGGCCGCGCCATCGTGGGCGATTCCTTCATCACCTGGGTGGGCGGCACCCGGGGCAACACGATCGGAACCATCGCATGACCCTCGACTTGCTCGAAATCGCCGGCGTGCCTGCAGAGCTGCGCGAGGCTGCAGCTGCATCCCTTGCCGAGTGCAAGACCCGGTGCAATGGCCTGACGTGGGCCAAGTGGAAGGTGCGTTTGTTCAAGACCGGGCAGATCGCCGATTTGCTGGCCTGGGAAAACGACCGCTTGACCGACGTGGCCCCTGATCTCGCGGACTGGGACATCGAGCCCGTTCCGAACGTGACGGCGCACGGCGACAACGTGCCTTGGGCCGGCAATCCAGGCCGCCCGGTGCCGCACTGCTGGCTGAATCCCGACCCGCAGTCCGACGAATACCGAGAGGCCGTGGCCGCGTGCTATTGGGCGCCTGGCAACCATCCGCGCAGCCGCACGGCTGTGAAGGCCTGGTACCGGCGCAACGGCGGCGCCGGCTTGGCCTACCGCTTGGGCTGCCCCGTGGACGAAACCGAGGGCCACAAGATTTGGCGCGGCAAAGCGGGGCGCACGTCCGTCGTGGTGTTCAAGTCGGGCGGCGCCTGGCAAGTCATCGCAGACACCGAGCTGCTGCTGGGTTGGAAGCTGCGCCAGCGTCATGGCTACGAAGTGTGCAACGTGTTCTCGGGCGTCTTTGCGCCGCAGGCCTGGTACGCCTTACCCGGAACCGTACTCAAGGCGCCGGCCAGCTGGACAACCAGCATCACCCGCGAGGCTGCCTGGGCGCGTCGCGATCAATTCCCGGGGGTTGAACAGACACCATGAACAAACGACTCGCATCCCTGCTGGTGCTGCTTGGCATCAATCAACATCTGTCCGCAGAGCAGAAGCACGACCTGGTGAATGCCGGGTATCACGCAACCCCAGGTGCTGCAGCTGCCGGCGGCGCCCGCATGATGGGCCTGCCGCTGAGCGACTGGCTTGTACTCGCGTCCATCATGTTCGTACTGCTGCAGGCGGCGTACCTGGTCTGGAAGTGGCGCCGCGACGCCCGACGCGATCAAGAGCACGCGGAAGACCGCGCAGCGCGGCGCCGCCGGCCTGCCGAGACTGACCTGGGCAGCCTGGGAGCGGACGAATGACCACGGCAAGAAACCCCAAAGTGTGGGCCGGCCTGGGCGCGCTCGTCGTCGCCGTCGTCACTGGCGTGCTGGGCGTGGAAGGCGGCTACGTCAACGACGCCAACGACGCCGGCGGCGCCACCAACCACGGCATCACCGAGCAGACCGCCCGCGCGCACGGCTACACCGGCCCCATGCAGAGCCTGCCTGAAGGCATGGCGCAGCAGATCTACGTGGCCACCTACATCGAGGCGCCCGGCTTTGACCGCGTGCTGGCCCTGTCTCCCGCCGTTGGCACAAAGCTGGTGGACTACGGTGTCAACGCCGGCCCAGCCCGGGCTGTGCGCGCCTTCCAATCCGCCCTGGCCGACCTGAGCCGTGGCGGCCGGGACTATCCGCCCCCGGCAATCGACGGAGTGATCGGCACGCGGACGCTCGCGGCTTACTCCGCGCTGCAGCAGCGCCGTGGTGTCGTCAAGGCCTGCGAGCTGACCCTCAAGCTGCTGGATGGGCAGCAGGCCGTCTACTACTCCATCCTGGCCAAGGGCCACGCCAACGCCAGCTTCATCGTGGGCTGGCTCGACCACCGCATCGGCAATGTGCCCCTGGCGCGCTGCGCAGAGCGGGTGGAGGGTGCCGCATGAAAGGCCTCGCCTGGACACCCGAGCAGGACGCGCTCCTGCTCAAGCTGCAGGGCCAGCACCCCCGCCGCGACATCGGCGCCATCCTGGGCCGATCGCCTCGGGCCTGCAGCGCCCGCCTGTACGCGCTGCGCCACCCGCACCCCACCGCTGGCCGGCCGGCCGCGCCCAGCTTCGCGGCGCTGCAGGCGGCATGGGGAGGGCGCTGCCCATGATCGAACTACGACCAATTACAAAAGCGGAAGCCGATGCGTTCATCCGCGCCCACCATCGTCATCATGGCGTACCTGTGGGTGCCCTTTGGTGGCAGGCGGCTCATGACGATTCTGGTGATTTATCGGGCGTGGCCGTCACAGGTCGGCCCGTCGCCCGCGCGCTCGATGATGGACTGACGTGTGAGGTAACACGGCTGTGCACGAATGGCATGCCCAACGCCTGCAGCATGCTCTATGCGGCTTCGCGGCGCGTTGCCGAGGCCAAGGGCTACCGACGCGGCCTGACCTACATCCTGGGCAGCGAATCAGGCGCCACCCTGCGCGCTGCCGGTTGGCGCCTTTTGTGGCGGGGCAAGGGGCGATCCTGGGATTGCCCGGGCCGTCCGCGTACAGACAAGCACCCCACCGAGGACAAGCAGGCTTGGGGCTGGGGCGCATGGCCCATCACTGAAAGCAACCCATGATCCCCGCCATCTACACCCACGCCGCTGCAGCGCTGCTGGGCGCTGCCATTGCCGCCACCGGAGCATGGCAAGTGCAGGGCTGGCGCATGGGCCAGCAAATCAGCGCGCTACACGCCGAAGTAGCGCAGGCGCAAGCAGCACGCACAGGCGCCGCGCTCAAGTACGAGCTGCAGACATCCGCCGACGAGCGCACACACGCGGCGGCAACCCAGGAGAACAGCGATGAATTCACGACCTCGCAGCCCGTGCGCGATGCCATTGCTCGCGCTGATCTTGCTCGCGCTGACCGGCTGCGCGTCGGCGCCGAGCGCAGAGCCGCCACCTACCGTGCGCAAGCCCAAGCCAACGCCGCTGCCTGCAGCGGTCTTGCAGATCGACTTGAAACCTTCGACCGCCAGCTTGTCGAAGGGGTTGCAGTGGTCGGAGCGCTCAGAGGCGATCTTGTCCGGCGAGATGCCGAAGTAGTGCTGCTGCGCGGGCAGATTGATGCGGATCGGGCGTTGATGCGTGAGTCATGGGCTGACCCGCGCCGCTCGAATCTTGGGGTGGCCTCTATCCCGGAATGAGAGCGCCGGGCTCAATGTCTCTGCTTCCGCAGCGGCAGACGGGCCTAGTTGGGCCAGAGCGCTTTCGCTGTGACTCATAGTCGTCTGCCTGCTCTACAGTAAATCCTTCCCACTGATCCTCGGTGCGGCCCCAATCGTCGCTGCGATGGATGTATACGCCAACGGCGCCGCACCCATTGCAACGAGCCTCATATCGCGCGGTGTCCCAGCTCATGGCGTGCCTCCTGGATTCAACTCGTCGTAGCCCGATAGCAGCGTCACTATCCCGTCGTGCGCGACGAACTCACCTAGCGTGTCTTCCCGGATTTCGATGGGGCGCTCATAGTGGCGGTCGCGCTGTGGAGGCGTGGTTCCAGGGAAGGCAAGCTGGCCGTATAGCCTGCAGAGCAACAGATCATCCGCCTGGGCCGGCGTCAGTATCAACTTCTGCGGGTACTTGTTGTCGTGGGCTTTCCAGTGGGCGCGGTAGGCGTTGTTGACGCACCGGAAAATGACAGCCATCGAGGGGCGATAGGGCGGCAGGTCGTGGGTGTTGGGCATGAACCAATTGTCGCGCGTCTAGTCTGCCCGGAGTAGCCTTGAACGCCTGCACAGCCGAAGCGAAAAGAAAAAGGCCCAACCGCGTGATGCGGCAGAGCCTTTTATCTGAACTTTTGCGCCAACGGTTGCGCCAATGATGCGCCAAATGTCGCAATGTTTATAGCAAGGAAGCTATGGTGCCGGAGGCCGGAATCGAACCGGCACGCCTTGCGGCGGGGGATTTTGAGTCCCCTGCGTCTACCAATTTCACCACTCCGGCGGGGAATTCGTGGAGCCGCGAATTATGGCACAGTAAGGTATATGAACTACCCGACCATCGAAAACGCCATCGGCCGCACGCCGCTGGTGGCGCTGCAGCGCATTGGGGCGCAGGAGAACACCGCACGCGGCAACGTTGTCCTGGGCAAGCTTGAAGGCAACAACCCCGCCGGCTCCGTCAAGGACAGGGCGGCGCTGTCCATGATCCGCCGCGCCGAGGAGCGCGGCGAGATCAAGCCCGGCGACACGCTGATCGAGGCCACCAGCGGCAATACCGGCATTGCGCTGGCCATGGTGGCGGCCGTCAAGGGCTACCGCATGGTGCTGATCATGCCCGAGGACCTGTCCATCGAGCGCGCCCAGACCATGAAGGCCTACGGCGCCGAGCTGATCCTCACGCCCAAGAGCGGCGGCATGGAGTACGCGCGCGACCTGGCCGACCAGATGGTGGCGCAGGGCAAGGGCCGGGTGCTCGACCAGTTCGCCAACGAGGACAACCCGCGCATCCACTACGAGACCACCGGCCCCGAGATCTGGGAGCAGACCGGCGGGCGCATCACCCACTTCGTCAGCGCCATGGGCACCACCGGCACGATCACCGGCGTCTCGCGCTACCTGCGCGAGAAGAACCCCGGCGTGTGCATCATCGGCGCCGAGCCCGGCCCGGGCTCGCGCATTCCGGGCATACGCAAGTGGCCCGAGGAATACCAGCCCAAGATCTACAACCCCCAGATGGTCGACGAGCTGGTGCCGGTGACCCAGGACGACGCCGAGGACATGGCGCGGCGCCTGGCGCGCGAGGAAGGCATCTTCGGCGGCATCTCGGCCGCCGGCGCCTGCTGGGTGGCGCAGCAGATCGCCGCGCGCGAGCAGGGCGCGACCATCGTCTTCGTGGTCTGCGACCGGGGCGACCGTTATCTATCCACCGGCGTGTTTCCGGCCTGACGCGCATGCAGCAATACGAACACCGCTATTGCCCGCACTGCGCGGAGCAGCTCGCGCCCACGGTGCAGATGGAAGACGGCGGCCCCAAGGAGCGCCTGCGCTGCCCGGCCTGCGGCTACACGCACTGGAACAACCCCACGCCGGTGCTGGCCGCCATCGTCGAGGTGGACGGCCGCGTGCTGCTGGCGCGCAACGCCGCCTGGCCGGCCAAGATGTTCGCGCTGATCACCGGCTTCATGGAGGCCGGCGAATCGCCCACGGAGGGCGTGGCGCGCGAGGTCAAGGAAGAGACCAACCTGGACGTCGTCTCCAGCCAGATCGTCGGCGCCTACGAGTTCCTGCGCATGAACCAGGTCATCATCGCCTACCATGTGGTGGCGCGCGGCGAGGTGCGCCTGTCGCCCGAGCTGGTGGACTACCGCTTCTACGAGCTCGGCCAGCTCAAGTGCTGGCCCGCCGGCACCGGCTACGCGCTGGCCGACTGGCTGCGCACGCGCGGGCACGAGCCGGTGTTCCTGACCGCCGAGGAAAACGCCGAGCGCCGCCGGGGACTCGATTAGCAGGATTGCATACCATGGACATTCACAAGGAAGTAGACGCGCGCGGCCTGAACTGCCCGCTGCCCATCCTGAAGGCCAAGAAAGCCCTGGCCGACATGGTGAGCGGCCAGCTGCTCAAGGTGCTGGCCACCGACACCGGCTCGCTGCGCGACTTTCAGGCCTTTGCCAAGCAGACGGGCAACGAGCTGGTCGAGCAGCAGACGGTGGGCGAGGAGTTCCACCACGTGCTGCGCCGGCGCTGACCAAGGAGAGACGCGATGCTGACCCAGGACCTTCACACCGACGCCCGGGCGCTGCTGCAGGGCCGCACCGGCGCAGCGGACGCCGCCACCCGCCGCACCGCCCTGCAGGCGGCCGCCCTGGGCCTGGGCTACGCCGCGGCCGCCGGCCCCGCCGCGGCGCAGACGGCCATCGCCACGTCCGCCGACGGCCTGGCGGCCGGCATGGTGGACTTCACCGTCGATGGCTTCAAGGTGCCCGCCTACCGCGCCGCGCCCGCGCACAAGACGGGGCTGCCGGTGGTGCTGGTGGTGCAGGAGATCTTCGGCGTGCACGCCTACATCGCCGACGTCTGCCGCCGCTTCGCCCAGGCCGGCTACCTGGCCATTGCCCCGCAGCTCTACGCGCGCCAGGGCGACCCGGCCGGCTACACCGAGATTCCCAGGCTGATG